TAACACGGGTGCTTTTACCATTTGCCAAGGTGACTCGATAGACCTTTTGCACTCCTTGCGGATAGATGCCTTTCACCTGTGAAGGCTCACCATCAGGACTGGAGAGGTCTTCACCCAACCGGAGAGAGCCAATCGTGCGCAAGCCGTGGGGTGTCCGCACATGAGAGCGAAGGGGCTGCGCGTGGCCACTACTGCCTTCATCCTCACTAGTTTTGACGTTGTGATTGAAAGGTGAAAAACAAGAAAGGTGCAAACACATGTCACACTAAAGCAAATTAGTAGCCAATGGCAAATAGTTGACAACGCTCCACATGCATTTATAAAAACAAATGGCCCTCCCACCTCCTATCCAAGCCGAAATAGCGCTTTCTATTGAGACGGAATATCTGGCGAATGTTGACATGGTGACGTTGGCCAACAAATACAAAATCTCGACCTATAGGATTAAACAATGCTTGGCCGATCGAGGAGTAAAAATACGATCAAGAAGCGAAGCTGTCCATCTACGTCACCAGCAGCGCAAAGCGAAAATTGATGAAGATGAACTCAAGAGCCTCATCAATCAGAAACTATCAACCACAGAAATAGGTAAGCGGCTAAAGCTTTCTCAGCCCACTATTGAAAATAGGATGAGGCAGCTAGGACTAAAGTCACTACGTGGTAAAGCTTGGAAACTAGACACAAATCCCTTTTGGTCCGGCGGGAAAACAGTAGATAAACATGGCTATATTTTGATCAAATCTCCAGACCATCCCTTTGCAAACCGACACGGGTATGTCAGAGAGCATAGGCTCGTGATGGAAAAAAAACTAGGCCGATATCTTACGCGGCTAGAAGTGGTGCATCACAAAGACAAGGACGTTGCCAACAACGATCCAGATAACCTAGAGCTTTTCTCAGAAAACGCTGAACACCTGAAACATGAATTAACGGGCTGTATTCCAAACTTTACAGCTAGTGGCATGTTAAAACTCAAGTCTATCGGACGCCAACTTTACAGACATAATGTCGAATCTGGAAGGCTTCGTTAATGTATTCTGTTATTGAGAATTTGAAGTCAGTAAGGTCACCTGTTTAGAGTCATGAACCACAACCTCTAGTTGGTCATGGTAGTAACGAACAAAGCCGCTGACTTCAACGCGCTGCCCTACCAATGAATCAAAATATGGAGCTCTCCACCGCTTTGAGTAAGTCTTAGGCACCCAAACACTCAGAACCTGAGTAGGGTAAGAACCTCCAAAATGAAGATACCACTGTCCACTTGGAGCACGATTCACGGAGGACACAGTATCTCTAAACGTAACCTCAAGGGGGTAATCTTTATCATCACTCCCTAAGCTGGATCGATTAGCCGCCAGCCAAGCAACATGATTGATGTTTAGTGACCCATCTGAGTTCAGTGGTGGCTTAGGTAGCTCTGGCTTATCACAAGATGACAGCGGCACTGCCAACAACACGACGAGTAAGGTTCGCAGATTCATGATTACATTAAAACCTGAGAACCTCATTTCGTCATCATTTTTTTGCACCACTAAACCAATCTTGGGTATTCAATGCCCTCTTAGGCTTCCACGGGGTTTTGTAGAAGTCTTCTTTAGCGACGGCAGCCTTTACTGCTCCGGTTGGAATAGGCCGGATGTTCGTTCCCGTAAGTGCCTTTAATATTTCCCACTTGGGATCAGTGACAGACAGGGTGTCAGGCTTCGGAGCGCTGATCTTGGTTACGGGACGTCCAAGCCTATCCTGAGTAACATAGGTGCCAACACTCTCCGGCCCGATACCGAGGTCTTGTAGTGTCTTTAGGACCGGCACCATCGGAATGCTGGTTACACGCTTTTTGTCATCAGGCGTCGGCACAATACCGAAGTCAGTATAAAGCTGCGCCACCTGAGCGGGGCTCAATTTGTTGTTAACCAGTTCTCGGGCATCAGCAATGGCCTGCTTGTAACCGTCCTGCATGTCCGCTTTAGAAAGCTTGGTGCCAGTGAGTTCAGGCGAAGTAACCTTACTGACATATTCCGCTGGTGTGATTTTCTTAGCCTTGAGTTCCTTTCGCAAAGCTGATTGTTGTGATGCCTGTTCAGGCGTAAGCGCACCTTTGGTGAATTTACCTTTAATCGCGTTTTCCCTACTCTTCAGCCATGCTTCAGGGTCAAAGTTTCCAGCCTCTCCACTCATCAAAGTTCCAGCCGCAGGTAGTGTTTTACTGAGGCCAGGAACAGACATCTTGAGGGCTTCCAACGCACCGGGTTTGTAATCCTCCCAGCCTTTCTGGTTCTCGCCTGGCTGACCACGGAAAGCCACACGAGGTTCTGTCTGGCGCGTGACAGGATCAACCACTTTGCTGATGTGATCGACTAACCTAGTTGGAATCAATGGCGCTTCCGCCATCTGCACGGCTAGTTGTGTGGCCTCATAGGAGGAAGTATGCCATACGGCCTTAGCCAGATTAGCCGCAACTCCAAAACTCAAGAAGTAGTCGGTTCCAAGATCCTTGGAAGCTTTGAAGGCATCGGCACCGCGTCCACGGGCCAGCAGTCCAAGGATAATGGCTTGTGGTAACCACGGGTCATTCTTGTAGCGATACCACTGGTCATTCACGCTATGGTCTGCGCCCTCTGTGGCATAAGTATCTCCTAATTTGTCGCCCGTTAGACGGCGCATGATCTCCGACCAGTTGATACGCTCGCTGGTGCGCAACTGCTTTGGAATGGATTTACCTTCAGCATCCTCGTTTGTTCCCAGGGTGAGTTCTTTATCATCATCACCTGCGCCGCCGCCAGCGCCAACAATGAAAGCACCAACTGCAGTCAACGCTGCCGCCGTCATGACGTTGGCCACTTCTGCCCGCACCTTGCTCCAGTCGCCCTCTTTCGCTCCAAGAGTGGCATTCACAAGCGCACCGAAGCTCTGATGATAGCTCTGACGGGCCATATTGTAGTTCCAGCGGATGAACGGGCAGATGGCGCTCTTTAGCAGCTTTTCAATCTGCTTTTGGGTGTCAGAGGAATCAATCGGAAGAATAGATTGTGTTGGGTCCATCCATGAGGGGACGTTCTCATAATCTCCAAAGCGGGATTGGCTAGCCTTGAACGCCTGAAGGAACTCGGCGGGATGTTGCTTATGTGCGTTCAGCATCCAGTTCTGGATAAAAGCTTCACGCTGGTCTTTTGGCACCTTCTGTCGGGCGGCCACCATACCGGCATCGGCGCGGAGCAGCCGATAGGTATTGCTCATTTTGGGATGGGTATCAATGTTCCCATACTTGATGCCATGCAGAAACGCGGCCCCTACATCGAAGTTTTTCAAATGCTCCCATGACGTCTTGTTTTGGGAACTCTCATCGTAGCGGAGGTTATTACCCTCACTGAAAACTTCCTGAGGAACAAAAGGGCGAATCTTGCCGATGCCTGCGCCGAGACCGTTATTCAGCGTCCAGAGATCCATCATGCGGCGGTCTGCAAAGAATCCCTTAAAGAGTTCCGCTGCCTGCCGTGCAGCAAGTTCACCCTCCTGCTGTGCGGTGCTGCTGAAAGGTGCGGTTAACCCGTTCACAATGGCGAGATTAACCCTATTCATCAGCTCTACAGGCTGAAAAATCAGATTACCTGTCCAGTTCTTTGCATAGGTGCCTAGATCCACAAGCATGTTCCGATTCCGGCGGCCAATGATCCATTGAAGCGCCTTAATCGCACTGTTCTCAGTCTGCGTCATAGCCGCGCCAAGCATCAGTTGGCGGTGGATATCCTTGTGGATCACAAGGCCTTGCCCGTATTTTTTATACATTTCCCCAAAGAGTTTAACAAGTGCGCTCCGTTGCTCGGGATTAAGCGACTGTGTAAGCGCGGGGAACTTGGTGCGGTCCAAACCAGAGGCGATTACGTGCGCCTCATAGAGCTTCTTGAACGTGTCGTCGAGACTGACATACTGACTGCGGTTTTCTTTGGCTATTTTATCTTTGGATTTGGAAGCCTTCTCAATGATGTCTCGCCGAGTCTTGAATCGGATTTTCTCGCGCTGCGAATCCATCGCGCGGCCCGTGAAACCATCGAAAAGGTTTTTAACGTTGCCTGTCTCTCTGAGTTCTCCGCCCTTGAACTTGCGAGCACTGCTCATAAAGCGGTTCAAGTAGCTGTTACCATGGAGCGCGGCACTGATGGCATTAATCAGTCCTTTCTGCGCCATCACATCCGGCGTGTAGCCTTCCACGCCAGTAACTCCGGGCAGCGGTTGTTCCCCAAAGAGTTCCTTTAACTCAGGGGACCAGTCATTGAAGCTCTTGAGTAGAGCGTGACGATTGAACACTGGCACTTGCACGTTGCCCGGCCCCGTCTGCGTGGCATCACGTAGCAGGGGATCAATCCATTGATCCAGCCAAGCAGCACCCTCAGGAAACTCTTGCTTGAAGTGATCATAAAGTGTCTTCTGAGTGCTTTCAGACATTGTCCGTGTTAACATGAAGCGCCTTTGCCCTGGCTGGGATGGTTTCCCATCCTCCATAATCATAGAACCTATTTTCAGCATTTCTGGAATCCCTGAGGCAGTCTTCCAAAGAATCTCATCCCCCGGCTTTGCCTGCATACGGTTGACATCATTCTCAAAGATAACGCCTGCCCTCATGTCAAAATCGGCAAACTTAAACTCCCCATCTTCCACATCGACGGCATTCAATCGCGCTGCCGTTGGTAGTAGATTATCTAGGAACTCCTGCATCCGGGCGCGGTTTTGCCGATTGTGCCAGTAAGAGGGTGAGCCGAAACTCTCTTTTACCGACTGGCGCACTTTGTCCATGTAATCATTGAGGGCGGCCTCACTGAAGTGCTGAGAGATGTCATTGCCGCGAACTAGATCACCAAGCCCACGAGCCGCTGCTTCCAGCTTATCAAACTTCCCTGCAAAGAAAGCGCGCCCGAGAGTGGCTAGCCCTTCATTCATGCCAGTCTCCGGCTTCTGCGTTGTTTTACCTGCCTCAATCTCGCTCTGAATTACACGGCGCTTTCCTGCCTCCATGCGTATGCGGCTCCACTCATTAGCAGCGTCTGTAAGTTTTTCCTGCTCCTTCGAGGCGTGCCAGGCTTTAGCTACCTCAGGGTCTTCATCAAATGGTGATTCCCCGCTTGGTGTGGAGGTATATTCCGGCCCATCTTCTCGCACTACATTTTCTTCACCAGCTATGTGCTCTGCGACTGCTTCCATTAAACCATTTTCGTAAAAAGAACCGATCTTCGACGCATGAGCATCAACAAATGATACTCCCATCAGTTTAGCCATTCTCATAAGAGCCCCAACAACTGAACGTTGTTTAAGCGTTAGATTTTTATAGACGCCCTTTACGACTGGTTGAACCGTTGCTTGGACGTTTATATCCTCACGAGGGAATGATATGGCAAACGATGCAGCACCCATCATTTGGGTATCGCTCACGATCGAACGTGCCAGATCGTCATCTAATAAACCGATTGAATGCCTCGTAACTCCAATGAGTCCTTTTCTTGTGTCTAAGTGCAGAGCGTGAACATAGCCAGGGTCAGCCGTGCGGAGCGTGGAAATAATGGATGCCGAGTCCACCGGTTGCGCAACCTTTAGTCGGTCTTCAACGGGGATAGCTTCAAAGTCTGCCAATTCTCCATAGGGGTGCTTCGTCTCCAATCCCAATGAAGATGAATCATTTTTTGTTCCCTTTGCTGAATCATCCAATTTATCATTTTCTAAGAAAGAGTAATATTTCCGTCCATTGGTAATGACATGATCGATAAACGGGATATTCAAAGCATCAGAAGCTTGCTTCATGCGCTTGGTGAAGGTCACATCTTCGCTGCTCGGAGCTGGGTCGCCACTCGGATGATTGTGTGAAACTAGAAAGCCTCCAATCTCGGAATTAGGAGCCATCATCCGCGCCGCGTTGACTACTCCTAGAATGCTCTGCGGAGAAGCAACTGAGTAATTAAGAGAGCCTACATGCACTACTTGGCTGTGAATGACCTGATGGGCTTTGTCCACAACGACGACTTTGACCGACTCGAAATATGGTGTGCGGTGGGCTAAGGCATGAAGTGCTAGCTCCTTAGGCGAGTTGATGACTGCCCCGCGAATATCAAAGCCCGAAATCTCACGACCAATGAATTGTGGCATGAGGGATGACAAAGGAACCCCATCGGAAATGCTCTTGGCCGTTCCTTCAATGTCTCCATTGATCAATCCTTGATAAACTGCTGCTTGATGTGTTCGGGCGCTTCTGACGGCTCCCCGATCCACTCCTCCGTTGGAGGATACTCGAGCGGCTGTTTCTTCGTAGGGGGTAGGGGAGGCGGCAAAAGATCCTCTGATGGAAGATTCGGCGGCGGCGTGTTCGGAGGATGGGAGTCCATGATAGTTAAAATAGCTCTCTAGGTTTGGTTTTGCGAGTTCTTTTGCATGATTATTAGTTTCACTAACCCCCGCAGTCGGCATCTCGGCGTTGTCGCTCAAGCGCCTCGAACGCTTTGCCTCCATACCTTCTTTTGCAGGAGCTATGCGTTGCTTCTCTGTAGCCCATTTTTTGAAATTCTCTAGCGTGCTGAAACGGGCGATGCTGCCGATGCGAGACGGTCCAGTCGCATCGTAATTGTCTAGGTAAAGAGCACGGGCTTCTTCTGGTGTCTGAGCACCAAGAATAGTCTTGTGTTCATCAAACTTCCCGGTCTTAGGGTCAATTTGGTTTACGACGAAGGCGGGGCCATTGTAATCTGCCGAAGTGCCGGGTTTGACAAAGACATCCATGTGGTCCCCATCGCGTGATTGGGTATCACGGAAATAGCCATAGTGACTCTTCATCTCACGGGACCACAGCTTACCTTTACCATCTGTGCCCTTGCGAGTGCTTCCAGCAGGATTCTCAACAGAAATATTCATGCCTCCAAGCCGCAAGCGTCCAACCTTGTAATTGCCCGCTTCTTTCTGAGCCTGTGTAGGTTCAGGAAGATTATTGTGCGGAGACGTGGCTGCATCATGCGCGGCCAAATCCGTTTCCGTTATACCACTGCGAACAAGCTCATCATCACTCACGTTAGAAAGTTCTGAATAAGGCCCTTCTCTTACTGCTTGGGTGAAAGCTGCCACAACTTCTTGGCGGGCGTCATCAAGGCTCTTCGCATACTTCTCCATGCCCCACTGACTTTTCACCTTGGCCACAAGTCCCGTGAACCAGTCTTGAAGGCTTTGGACCACGCGGTGCAGCAGACTTGGCTCTTCTTTGCCTACTTGCCTCCAGAACTCAGGATCAGTGAAGAAGTCTCCAATGACGTTGTTCGTCAGCTCTGTGTTAAGAATGTCCCGCCGGTAATGTTTTGATAAATCACTACGGAGCACTTTAACATCCTCACGGGAGGCTTGCTTTGCTAGTGCCGTTTGCAGATCCCGATAGAGAGCAGGGTTCTGCGACTTCAAAGTGTGGCCCCACTCATGCCCGATCAGGGCTAGCACATTCCCAGGAGCACGGGAATGGACAAAGATTGTGTTGCTTCGCTGAGGGCTCACCGCCGCCTTCCAAGGAAGTGGCAATTCAGCAGGGGTATCTACCCATTCAATTCGCTTTCCTGTAGCCGCTTCAAATGCCTGAGTGAATTCAACAAGGGATCTTCCTCGTCCGTCGGCAACGGACGATATGCGGCGCGATGTGAACGCTCCAGTCTCTCCAGTTGCGCCGGCGTCTTGACGCCAGATTGACGCAAGGGCGGCAAGGTTGTCACGCTGTTGGTCAGTGAGGGAGTGGGAGGGGACATCCTCAAATTTAACCACATCCGAGGCACTATTTCCACTGTTTCCGCCATTTTTATCAACCATTGACCAACCCGAAAAAGATTGCTTTTCAAGAGTGCTTATAGGATTGCCAGTAAGCTCTTGTTCACGGCGCTCCCCCGGTCCGCTGGCAAAGCGTTCGCTCAGTGGGATGATGTTACCAGATCCATCGCGGATGATAGGGTCTGCAGATTTGAGTTGAGATGGACTAATAAAAACAAAGTAGGCTGTGTGCAGCGCGTCTGACGGTGCACCATCCATAGAACCGGGGCGCGTGTGCGCAGCAGCATCATAGCCTCTTGCTTTTAAAAGAGGTTCCGCTTCTGAGAAATCAATGACTGTGGAGAGCGTCTCAGGCTTAGCGTTGTTGCGGGCAATCGCCTGCTTAATGGGATCATTTTCGGGTAGCTGTTCGTAGTCTTTTTGGGTGAAAACTCGATCCGCTTTAAGAAATAACTTTAACTTATTCTTAGGTCCGTAACGGTTGCCCACTTCTTCAGAAGTCGTAACCCAAGCACCTTTCCCATAACGTCCACGTTCAAAGTCAAAAGAATGCCCTTCGATTTCTTTGGACCCTCCATAGTTCAAGCCATGCCAGACAGGAATATTGTAGCCAGCCTCTTTTGCTGCTGCATCCACCATATCCTGCGCAGTCGTAAGGTCTCCAGCTTGAGCGGCTTTCAGATACGCTTCATCTTTCGCACTCTTTACTGTTTCAGGTGAGGCGTTGGTAGGGGCGCGCTGATCTACGGCTTCGCTTTCTGAAGGCGGCTTGTTCAGAGCTATTTGTAATTCTTTGGCACTGGGGAATGTCCTGTGAGTGCGGACATCATTGGGTAGGTCTTCACCTTCTTTGGTCAAGCCTTGAACTTTGACGGACCAATCAGCCACATTGGTTCCAGTAAATGAAATCACCCGGCTCTTCCCGAGATAATCGTTAACAATCTCTCCCGGTTGGAAATGCTCCTTGAGCGCCTCAAACGTGTTCTTGTGTGTCAGTTTAATCTTGTCCTTGCGCTTTACTGCCGGAACACTGTTTTCCTTATTGTTCGTAGGCGCTGTGCGACTTGGAACGACTTTCCCACCCCCTTCATCAATTGCGGGTTCTGGAATTTGTTCTTCTTGGTCAGTTGCAGCGTTTACTTCTTGGGGCGCACCCTGTTCCAAGGCAGTAGAATTAAGGGCAGGTAAGCCACCGGTGGCGGCGGTCCCTTCCCGAGATCCTTCGGTAGATTGCCCTTGAAGCGTGCCGTCATTACCTCTTGAAAGTGCTGATGGCGTTTCGGTTCCTGCAACTTGTCCGGCGCGATTAGATACTTGGGTTCCGCCGTCTGCCAGTGGTGCTCGTCCGCGCTGCGTGTCACTTGCTCCACGGTCTTGCCCGTGGACGTGTTCAACCGAGCTTTCAGAGCTTCTTCCCGGCTCATGGTTTTTGGGATAAAGATCATCTTTTAATGTAACATTTTTTTTATCATTTGCCACAGGCTGACTCTGACTGGATTGCTTAAATTCCTGCTTCACTTCTGCCGCGTGAGTATTCAATTCCTCTTTGGAGGTAGCCGCAAAAACGCGCTTGATGTCACCTAAGTGCGTAATCAAAAGCGCGGCATCTGCCAGCCCTGAAAGCACAAGGAACGGCTGCGCATGAAGGGCCCCACCGATGACCTTGAAGCCTACGCCGAGCGTGGCGAGCACGGCCTTAGTCTTCGTGAGCTTTCCACCTTCCAGCGTTCGGGCAAGGCGGAGCGTGCCATAGATGGCCATGCCAGCGCCGAACATGCCGGGCAGGGTCACGGACATCCACTTCGTCGCCAGCTTGTCAGACACGGCACCGGAGCGCACGAGCATCTGCACCCCAGGGAGAGGAATGCCGCTCTTTGTGGTGCTGTCCTTGAACAACGCCATAAAGTAGTGAGGCACAGAGCTAACACCGAACTTGCTCACTATGTCGCCCATGTTACTAAGCGCATCATGACCGAACCACACGCGATGCAGATAACCGCCCGTGACACTGCCCGCGTTTACCCCTTCACTCATGCGTGAAAGGATTTCCCTTTTCATTCCTGAGTTGCTCAGGTTATCAATCCAATGGCCTATGGTTTCCGCTTGAGGGGAAATGCCAGGGGGACGATCTCCAAGCTTGTCGTAAAGATTGGTGCCCCAATGTAGCGCCTTGCCCCAACGGTCATGCATCCCCGTTGGAATACCCGTATCTGCGAGCGCGTAGCCGTAAGTGCTGGCTACATTCGTCAGCAGATCCTTTAGCGTCTCAATCTTCCATGATTGTGCTTGCTGTGGCCAATCCAAAGCAATGTAAGGCTGCTGTTCCTGTTCCTGTTCTTGAACTTGTAAGCTTTGCTTACCAGTTGCCTTCGACATTACTGGCGAGAGTTCACCAGCCACGACGTCCGTGTGTCCTACCTTCTCAAGTTTTGCCACGTAAGACTGTTGCTTTGATTTCGCCTCACTGAGGGATGCCGCTTTGATAGTCGGCGTGTTCTTTACCTCCAATCCTTCCTTGCTCGTGTAGCTCAGTGGGAAGGTGTAGGAGCCAGTGGAGGAAACCGGATTCCCCACCGCAGAAGCCCGAACATCAGCCGCCGAACCACGTTCCGGCGCACTGACTCCTACGTTTTCCCCACTGCTAGGAGAAACAACCAAAGACCTAGCAGCCGGAGATTGGGGTGCTGAGGGCGCAGAAGTAGAAGATGCCTGAGACGGAACGCCCTCCACTCCCATGAAGTTCGCGCCCGTCCCAGGCGTTGCGCCTGCCCTCGAAGCTGCTTTAGCAGCTTGAGTATCTGTCGGCGCTCCAGACGTGGCATTGTTGACTAATTGTTGATGCGCGTCAAGCTGCTGGTTCTCGGTCTGATCAAAGAACGCTGCCGCAGTCTGCGGGGCGACTTCCGCCACGGCATTACGGAAAGCATCCGTGAAGATCCAGCGCCCTTTGTCCGGTGTTCCATGTGGAACATTAGTTGACGATTCTGCTTCTTTCTTGAGCGACTCAAGTTCGCCACTTTTCGCGGCGTTCCACTGGCTGGCGTCGTATTTGATTGTTTGCGGCTTGCCCGTGAAGTCACCGATGGAGAGCTTGTTTTTCTGCTTTGCTTGATCGCGTTGCTTCTCCAGCTCCGTGATGCGCTGGTTGATTTCCTTCAGCCGCGCCGTGTTGTCGGTCCCCTCGGCATAGTAAGCTGCCTTCTCACCCGTGGGGAGATGGTAGTTTGCGAGCCATCCTGATTGGTCCGGCGTCAGCGTGCCGTCCTGCACTGCCCGCAAGGCAGCATCCGCCACGTTACGCAGGGCTTCGCCTTCCGGCCCTTGGTCTTTGAGGCCGTTGATTTCCTTGGCTGCATTCAGCGCAGCTTGCTCGTTCTGGAATTGAAAGTTGAACGTGCTATGCCAGAGGTCATTGGCTTTTTGTAAAGCTTTATCTCTCACTGGACCTTCAGGCAGCGCCGCCGCATTCATCATTTGCTGAGTGGCGGCATTGATCGCACCCGTGACCACTTCATGAGAAGGCAGGTAAGCACGAGCCTGCTGCGCGAGGTCGAAGTCAATCGGGTCACTTGGATTGAGACGATTGTGTGTCTCGACGATCTTCGCCACCGCTGCTTTATCGGCAAGCACTTGACGGCGATTATCAAGGAAGGAGCTAGCGGCATTCAACCCGCTAGCTACTCCTGTAGATACTAAATGCTGCCCATGGAAGAACGGCATAAGCGCAAGCCCACCGAAAGCCCCGCCCAAGCCCTGCATCGCAATATCTTTGTCCGTATTCTCTTTCTGCCCAAAGCCACCCACGATTTCCTCCGCACCTTCCGTAAGGCTTACCCCGCCCGCAGATTTAGCCGCACTCACCGCAAGGTTACGCGCTTTATCTCCGAGCGTAAGCGGCGCATCTTCTGCGGCGTGTTTGATGCCCAGCTTTTCCCACCAATGTTCAAAGGCTTCACCAGCGGCCATTTTGCGCCCTGTCTCCATCGTGGCTTTCTCAGCCAACCCAAGCCCGCGTTCCGCAGCCTTCGCAAACCAGCCTTCCAAGCCAGCGCTCGCCATTTCCACGGCAGTCTCAGTCAATGGAGCCACACCGCCGGAGCGATAGCCGGAAGTAATTTGATTAATGAAACCCGAGCGATCCCGCGCCAGCTTATCCGCTTCTTCGGCCTCGCCGATGGTTCGGAGCCAGCTTTCTTTTGCAATCGTCGGGTCAGCGTATTGCGAAGCCTGATCTCGGCGCTGCATCTCGCCTGGATGGGCGAGCAACTCCGTAATCATCTGGTCTTTGAGATTCGGGTCACGAGTCTCATTGTATTGCGCGAAGATGCCACCGACACGGGAGTTTAAGTTTCCAATGTCGTAGTAAGCACGGGCGCGCTCTTGTGGGATGCTTTTGTCAGCAACCCCGTTCACGACTAAGGCTCGGTCCGCGATGCGGTTTCGCACGGCTTGGAACTCGGCTTCCGTGGGGCGCTTCCCGTTGTCAATATCCGCAAGAATGCCCGCGAGATCCTGACGCATCTCATCAAATCGATTCACGCCGTCCGGCGTCAACGTGCGCAGACGTTCGCGAGTCTGCGCATACATGTTATAGAGGGAATCGCCCGTTTGCCCAGCGATCAAGCCCATGCGCTTGTTGTCCTCGGCGAGCAAGTCTTTCTGCCCACCACTCAGCGGCTTGCCTTGCAAGGCACCGACCACGGCATGAGCACCCGCGACAAGGATGTTCACAGGTTGATCAATCAACATCCCAGGGCTGCTACCCAATGCGCCGGCGGTGGTGTTCTTCATCCACTGCCCTGCATCGCTGATAAGGTCACTTGGCACCCCCGCCAACAGCTTGTCCCGCTGCGCGGTGAACGTGGCGTCATCAAAGTCCACGGTGTTGCGATTATCACGAAGATACTGCTCAATGAACTTCTGCCGTGCTGGTCCATCGGCGTTTTTATCGCCTTTCACAGCCCACTGCATATCCAAGTCTGGCAGTCCGGGCAGGCGTTGGGTTTCGATGTTTTCTAAAGTGCGCGCTTCCTGCTTGGAGATTTGCCCCGTCTCCCAGAGCATCTTGGTATCCAAGCGGCGCAGTTCAGGGCGAAGATCGTTCTGGCGTGAATCCACTTCCGCCATCATCTCACGGCGCGCGGCATCGTCTCCCGCTTTCCAACGTGTGAGGAAGTCCGCTGTCTTGGTTGGTTCCCAGCGATTTGCCCGCCATTGATTCGTCACGTCTTCGCGTGCTTTTGCAATCTCCTCTTCAGACATCCCCTTCAGGGAAGGGGAATCAGGCGCAGGGAACAAGTCACGCGGCGCGGCGGCATACTCAGGCAATCCGTGATAAGGATCGTTCGCCAATAGGCTAGGGGACACAGGCGCACCGGGCTTTTCGGACCCCTGCCAATGCATTTCCAGCGAAGGAATGCCGTATTGATCATACACCCGTTGCCCGCGTTCGGTCGGCACGAGCGAAGGCTTGCCAGTTTTCGGGTCAAAGGCTTTCGTGATTCCCTCTCCAAGCGCCTTAATACCGTCCTGCACATAACCAGCGGCAGCTCCGAATGGGGCCATCTGCGCTTTTGTTACGGCATCGTTCGCCATGTTCAACAGCTTCTCAGGGTAGGAAGGCGCAGGCGCTTCTTCTGCGGGCGCTGGTGGCTCCATGTCCACCATCAGTTTCCCGTCGTCCTGCATCTGCAAGCCGGGAGTCGCATGGAAGTCTGTCTTACCCGCGGCCTTTGCGTAGCTTTGCAATTCAGCGGCTCTGGGTAAAAGCGCGGTGTCAGGAACGGAGGTGGAATAGGCAATCGGTGCTTCAGGAGCGGGGGCCGTATCGGTATCGATTTCGCTGTCTGGTGCTGAATCCGTGGCCGATGTTGGCGTTTTGATATGAAGCGGCGGAAGTGTTGGCATCCCACGGAAATCAAAGTGCAGCGCATCCTTATCCACACGCTGATTCAGCCCTGACACATCGGTCACCGTGCGGATAGCAGCTTGTGCAGCGGCGCGCACCGGGTCCAGCGCATCTTCCTTCGTTACAGGCAGCGGTGGCGGTGGCACCACGCCGATAATCTGATCATTGGCAGCAGTCGCAAGTCTCCCTGTTCCGGGAAGGCGTTCCCGTGCTTCATAAGCGAAGCCTTCCCGCGCCGTGGCGAGTCGCTCAGTTTTCTTTGCAAAGAACGAATCCTTAGCCGCTTGCGCTGTGTTCAGAGCGATGATGGCTTGCGCTTTCTGTTCTTTGGCGAGCGTGTAAATATCACCCAGCCTTTTCTTTGCGAGTTCTTCGGGGTCCGTGGGTTCGGTAGGGGTGTATTCACCCGAACTTTCATCGTGTTCCGTAGCGGGATTTTGCCCATACTTCTCCACGAGCGCCGCATGAACGGGATCATCTCCCGCGCCGATCTTGTTCATGACGGCCAGATCCTGTTTGGCTTGGGTGACTGCTTTGGAGTGAGCTGTCACGCTGGCGTTTGCACTAACGACGCCCTTTGTCACTTGCTCCTGATCTTCTTTGAGCCCTTGCTCAAACTCCTTCATGCCCGGTGGATTCTGCTCATTCACATCCACGGGCACATCTTTACTCGAGTTCGTTTGGGCGAGGTGTTCATACACCAGCCCGTCCGGCTTCGCCTTCCGGCTTACTGCGCCAAGCTCATTTACGCCCACGGCTTTATTACCGATCACGCGATACGGTTGCCCCGTCTTTTCATCGTAGTAATAAGGCGTCTGATCTTTTTTGACCAGTCGCCCGCCCGAGGGTGCCGTGATAGGGATGTGCTTACCTTCTGCCGTCGTGAACCATGCCACCGCATCATTCTGGAACTGCCGACGTGTCGCCGTGTTCTCTTGCTTTGTCGCCGCGTTCTGTTGGCGCACCAGTTGCGCCGCTGTCGGTTCTTTAGGTGCCTGCGGCGCTGCGGGCGGTGGTAACTTAGACGCCAGCGTCGAGGCTCGTTGAGAAGCCAACCTTTCGTAATGCGCGGCAGCCTGGGGAGCGCCAATCGTCAGCGAGTGCTGTTGTGACGCCTTGAGCCCCTGCGAGAGTGGGTCTTTAGCGACAAGATCATCCAGGGTCCGAGGTGCTTTAGGCATGATACGGATGTTGCCACATCCGCTTTAGTTGACAATGACGAACTAGGGTAGCTTGTGATTTTACTTATTCCCCTTCGTCGTCCTCTTCCTTCTTATCGTAAGGCCCCGTTTCCGGTTCATCGGTAGACGCAGACTTGAACGCATTGGCCGCGCCGCCGTTCAGCCCATCGCTCTCTTTACCAGAGAGCATGTCATTTGGTTTTAATATCCGACTCCGCCCCGGCATCGCTGAGGCTACCGTGGAACTTCCCAGCTTCTTCAACGCATCCGCGCCTTGCTGCTGCATGGAGGCATCCGCCTTGGGTTGCACTTGATCAATCTGCTTCCGATTCCATGAGCCCACGCGGTTAGGATCACCTACCGCCAGCTTGCTTTCGCGATCCTTAAAGGACTGCCCTTTAGGACCAAAGAAGTTGGTGAAATCCTGCGCCTTGCCCGCTTCCCAGCGTTTCAAACCTGCGCTGCCATCAGATGGAGCGCGAGACGCTTGTGCTTCGTCGTAGTCCAAGCCCGTGCGCGAATCGATCTTATTGCCCGCGCTATCGGTATGATAACCGAACCGCTTTCCCATCTGAATGGGTTGCATTTGTCCGGCTCCATTCAAAGCAGCCACGCCACGAGCAGGGCGTAAGTCTTCCAGTTGCCGAGGAACTTGAGTTTTCCGAGAACGAACTCGTTGACGAGGAATTGCAGTAGCCATAAGAAAATGAGTTTAAAATCCTATTAATCAATAAGGTGGATGAATCCGCATTCCACCCCCTTTAACTCGTTTACCATCCGCATCAATCAGGTCCAGATTATAGCCGTTACCCTGAACAGCTTCATCTCTCAAATGTTGCCCATAAGCTGAGGCCCGTTCCAGCACATCGGAAGAGCCTTGAACTTTAGGCATACGTTGTTGCTGCGCTTGCTCAACTTGAGCCTGGGCATCTCTCGCTTGGTCAGAGACTTGTTGTTGCGCCACTTGAGAAGCCCTGTCTTCATTCATTTGATCCACCAGACTAGGCTTCGCATTTTCTCCCGGTTGCATTGGCTGCTGGGGTAGATTCGGAAGCCGTGGTTTGCGACGGCGAAAAAAGGAATCAGCGCTCAAAGCTCGGGAAGCCATGCCGCATCATGGCACATTAGCATTAGTTGACAACTAATTCTACATTTGGAGTAATCATCTAATAATCGCTATTCTTTTACGGTTGTTATCTTCCGTGCCAGAATCCTCATTAGGTTGAGTTGAAGGTGCTGACTGTTGTTGTGGTATCATGCTACGTAACTTATCTAACCCTGCTTCAGCCAGTGCTCCGGCGGCGTTTCCAACAATACCTTTACCATGTGTCACAAGATCATCAGCCTTTTCACCGATGACACTACCTGCGGCTGATGATAGTGCCTCACCAACATCTTTGTTTGAAGTGTAACCTCTCACCCCATGCCAAAGACCATTAGCCACTTTCGCAGCAGCGCCAGCCTTGTTTACAGGATTCAAGACATCTGGGACATGCTGTATAGTGGTCGTAGCTACATCGCCAGGACTAAAAGAGTTCCATGCTTTTTTAGGGGCTCCTCGATTTCTGAACGCATTATCAATATCGGCACGGTCTTTATAGAGCACTCTCCTTTTTTCAGCATCATTACCAAATTTCCCAGGCATTAAGCTACTAAGTCCCGCCGCCATTTGCCCAATCCGCATAGACCCCTCATCCACACCTGCATCTAATTCATCTTTCCAATTCTTTGGCTTGCCCGTTAATTTCCGGGTTGAATCATCTAGTCCCATCTTTTTCTCAAAATCAGCATTACCTTCAGGACGCGCTTGTTTGGCCTTTTTAAGATCCTCATCGTTGAGGCGGTCTAGAAATTCACCAGTAACCTGTTGGTAATCTTTTGATGGCGATGGAACTGATCGCTTTGCAGTAGCGATCTTAGGGTTGAATCCATTAGATACAGGTTGAGCTAAACGGATTTCTTCCTCGGGCTGGCCCCGCACTTTTATTTTAGGCTTGAACCAATCCGCTTTTTTGAGCGCCCGATTTTTTAAAGCCAACTCGCCTATAGAAGCATCCGCCATGCCCTATTCATGCCACATCTGAATTAGTTGACAATCACAATCTTGGCAGCAAGTCCGCAAAGCGCTTTTTCGTGTCATCATCCACATGCGTGTAATGCTCATTAATTCCAGCGGAATCATGCCCCACGGCGTCCATGGCCACGGCAGATGATGCGCCAGCCATCTTCAACCAAGTGACATAGGTATGTCTCAACGAATGGAAGCTGAGTTCGTTCTTGGTTCGTCGGTCGCCCGTAAGCACTCGATCTTTTGAGGCTGTCCGGGGAATCTTTTTCCGCAGTCCAGCCGCCGCTAAAATATCACCGAACTGCCCAGACAACGTGCTTGAACCAGCCTTGAACGCCAGCGGATGCACGGGCGCGCGCTCATCATCCGGCATCGTCTGAGTGAGGAGCCAGTCATGCAAGGGCGCAGGGAGCGGACACCGCACAATGCGGCGCGTCTTACTGGATTTAAAATGAATCATTCCCGTAGCCACATCCACTTGCTTCCATTTCATCTTCGCGATGTCATGGAGGCGCTGACCCGTGTAAACCCCAAACATCACGAGGCTTTGCCATTCCTCATTACACACCTTGAGCACGGCCTGAAGTTCTGCCACCTCGAAAGCGCGGCGCGTCTCATCGCCCTCTTGTTCCTGCGTGCTTTTCTTAAACGTCTTCACCGTCTTTGTCGGATCTTCCATGATCAAGCCCCGCTCGCACGCCGCCTTGAACACCATCCGTAAGCACTTCAGGGAATGATTTACCGTGGCCGCCGTCACTCGCTTCAGGTCCGCATCTCGGAACCCCTGGATATGCCGCGCATCAATGGCTCCGAGATCCGCATCCGCCATCTTCACCGACTCCAGGTAATCCATGAACGCTTGTGTCTTCCCCTTGAAATACGCCAGCGTTGAAGGCCTCACCTCGGGCGTGCGTTCCTCAATCCATTTCTTGAACCAATCCCGAACCGTCAACGATCCCGACCGCCCCGAAAGCCGTCGAGTCAGTTCCAAAGTGCGTTGTTTAAATCGTTCCGAAATACGCTTTTCCTGCGAAGCCTCCACCCATAGCTCCGCCATCTCCTTAGCCAGCTTCCGATTACTCGTCCCCGTAGCCTTCCACTGCTGTTTCAGCGTCCCATCCGGCTGCTTCTCCCACCAAACAGCCGAGAACAACCCTTTCTTCCCGCGTGGAATCAGCGTAAACATAACGTTATTGGTGCATGACGTTGCGTAGCATTATGCTAACGGGTGGTAGGCTAATCAGTGTTATGCGTCTTGCCCATGTTCCTTGATGCGAATTTTGGTTGCCGCAGAGCCGACGCCTCGGGCGTGGACGCCATCAGCAAAGATGCCTTGGATGTCATGGCGCATCCCCTCCTCTGTCTGCATGGGGCCGAGTTGCTTGCGGCGGATGGCGGCGGTGCGGGCAGCAGCAGCAGCAGCTTCCTTTGCGGCCACCTTCTCTAGGAAGAGCCGTCGCATAACCACAGGTTGCAGGCAACCCCCGTCGCTTTGGTGCGCCTTGTCTGGTAGCTTCGTCTTCATTTCGCTTCGGAGGTTGCCTGACCCTGACCGTTAGACTTCACTTCTGGTGGGTCATCAGGACAGCGATCATCTTCCTCTGGCTCAATACATGGGTGTTCGCAGAACGGTGGTCCATCCATCGCGTTTGCGTCAATGTCGTCGATGTCGCCATTGCAATAACAGGCTTGTCCGCATTCAGGGCAGGAGTGCATATTTGTGGTTCGTTGGGTCTAACAAGAGCAGTGGAGGCAACGGCTCGTAAAAATTTTGTCGTGTCAGCGGTGCGCCTCGCTCGCCGTCGCCTCACCGCCGACGTTCCCCCGCTTGCGGGGATTCTTTGGACTTCCGACGTTTTTCAGAATCCATGCGTGCGTCCAGTCCGGTGGCGTCCGTCTGGCCGCGAGCCAGTCCTCTACCGTGCGGACGCTCAGGAGCGGAGACACCGCAAAGGCGACCTGCCGTGCGGTCAGGTCGCCAGCGGCGGCTCGGAGTTGTTGAGCAAAAATCATGCGAAGGTGACGCTTGGAGTAGGCTCAACTGGTAGCACAATTTTTGCTTGCGACACCACAGCAGGAACCTCAATGGCTATCGTGAAATAGCGCGTGTAAGGATCGCTGAAGTTTTCGTTCCACCGCGTAAAAGCGGTGTCTTTATCAGAGTCGGCTTCGATGTCTGCTTCGTTGGTGAATACGTGGAGTGTGACTGTGTTCATATTTTCGCTTAGTTTGTTGGTTTCTGACTGCCTTATATAATACGGCATTGCCGTAGATGCGCAAGCGATATTTTTAGAAATCTTTTGTAGGTCAGTCGGAACGCAGGGGAACACAGCGCCGGAGGCCAACACAGCCCGCAAGGCTGTGTGCCTCAGCTCAGGCGTTGCCTGTGCTCTTCTTCCGTTTCTCTAGGCGCTCCGTCTGCATTTGGTCCACGCGGGCCAGGCATTCCGACAGGCCCATCTGCTCCATTTGGTTCTGGTCCCGTAGGGCCGCCATCACCAGGGCAGCCGGACAGCGGATAGTGGCACGTCCGACAGTTTTGGCAGAACGATTCAGCTATTCCCACTGGCTGGTCATCGCAGCCTTGCGGTTCCCATTTGGTCGCTTCTGCCACCTTCCACACAAGACGGTGATGGGCCGCCTCCAAGGCGCTCAGTCGCAAATGCAGATCGTGAATCAGCACACAAGCCGAACAAGCCTGCTGCTGGTCAACAGAGCAGGGACTTCCGCCATCGCTGATGCGAACGTTCCTAATCATAGCAGCACCATCTGACCTCTTCGCGTTTCTCGCGTTTTCCGTGCATTGTGGGCGTGATGCGCGGCGTCGTAAGTCAGGTGGCAGCGTTGACATAAAGCTTTGAGGTTAGAGTCGGCGTTATTAGTCACATCATGATCTAAATGGGCGATAGTCAGCACGACCATTGAGCATGTCTCAGGATGACAGGCTTTATTCACTGCTTGGCAGTTTGGGAATGATGGCGTCCCCTCGCATCGGTGCTGCGCCCGTTCAAGGATTCGCGGACGAATCACTGTTTTCCAGTCTTTGGGATATTTGGAGTAATCAACAGGCATCGCTTACTTAACTTCTATTAGAGCTTCCCGCGCAGTCATCGCACACACATTCCCGTCATACTCTCGATCTTCAGACCCCAAGTATCCGCCTCCTAAATCAGCAATCTTTTGCAGCGCTTTTTTATAGTGAGATCTCAAAGCTTCAAGTCTTCTAATTTCTTCAAGCGCATGACTAATAACGGTAACCACTGCCTCATTATCCAACAGCAAAGGCTGATTTCTCCCTCGCAAATCTTGTTCTACATTTTGAATAGAAATGACATCACCTTTAGGCTTGAAGGTTTTCAACCGATCAACGCCCATTTGATTACTTGTAAGAATGAGACAAGACGTATTCTTCGCCCCCTCCATCATTGCCGTGGTATGCCCCACTTGCCGAGTTGCAATAAAATAATTTCCAAGTGTGATCAGTTCTTTTTTGGCATTCATAGATATTTTCTTACTCGCTTTAGTTGCCGTCTTTTTTCTCACTTAACGCCGTGCGTGCTCGTTTGGCCGTATTCACAAACCCAGCCAATGCACTAAACCCATCCAAGGCTTGCCCCTGATTAGCAATACTTGATCCACCACCCTCGTATGCGTTAAGTGTCGCTACCAAATCCAGAGCGATCTTTTGCATAGGCTCTTCTAAGCCGGGGAAGTTCAAAGAAATGGTTGGTGCTCTATCCATCATTTTAATGATCTCGTTTTTAAGTCGGTAGAGTTCCACGAGTTGGCGGGCTGCGATAAGACGATAGTATCCCTGCTCAGGTATCCCCATCAGTTCGCAATAGCGTTGACTATTCTGCCACAAAGAATCATTTCGGAGCGCCCACTCTTCAACGGCAGCAGTTTCAAAATTCAGAGTTTCAGGGTTCTGATTAATTTTAGGCGGTGTAGGAAGTTCCGTCATAAGCGTTAGATTTTTAGATCAAACATAAGCATCGTTCCTGATTTGAAACGTGATTCTTTGGGGAGAATTGAGGGCAAGCCATGCTAACAGATTTGCTAACGAACGTCAAGAGTTTTCCATCACGTCACGTCAGCTAACCCTAGTAAATAAAGGCTTTACCGCTACCTATTTTACTTAGGAGTGAGGTTGCGGGTTCGAGTCCCGTCGATTCCGCCACCCTTTTTAAAGGGTAGGCAGGCGCAAAATGAGAGATCTGCTAACAGATTTGCTAACAGCACGCCACCGCACGGCGTAGCTTTTATTTACTTCTTGAACCAATCCTTACCCGTCAACGCCTGCTTAGGTTTCCACGGGGTCTTGTAGAAATCGCCTTTTTGAACGGCAGCTTTCACGCGCCCTGTGGGGATCAAAGATACGTTAATTCCTGTAAGTGCTTTAAGGATTTCTAAGCGCGGATCGGCGACAGTTATTGTATCAGGGCTTGGCGCGGTAATTTTGGTTACATCACGGCCTTTGCTATCTTTGCTGACGTAGGTTCTCACGCTCTCCTTGCCTACGCCGAGATCCTGAAGCGTGCGCAGTTCAGGAATCATGGGAACGCCGCTCACCCGCTTTTTATCATCGGGAGTCTGATTAATGCCCATGTCGGCATAGAGCTTCTCTACTTGGGGAGGGCTCAGCTTGTTGGCGGCAAGTTCCTTGGCTTGGTTGACGGCATCGCCGGCGGCTTGGCGGAACTGCTCTTTCGTGATCAGTCCTTTATTAAGCTGGGTGCGTAGCGTGCTGGTCTTATTGCGTAACCATGCTTCAGGATCAAAGTTCCCCGCTTCCCCCTGTGTAAGAGTGCCAGCAGCAGGCAAGTCTTTGCTCATGCCTGGAATACGCATCTTCAATGCTTCGAGTGGTCCAGGCTGATAATCCTCCCAGCCTTTCTTGGTCTTGCCCTCACTGCGAGGCAACACACGCGGTGCTTCCTGTCGGGTCACAGGGTCGATAATCTTACTGATGTGTTGAATCAACCGAGTTGGCACAAGCGGCGAGATGGCCAAATCAATAGCGGTGCCTGTTGCTGCATAACTATAGTTCTGATCCGCCGTATAAGGATTTAGAACAGCGCGCAGACCTGGAATAGTATTCCCAATCACACCAAAACTTAAAAAGTAATCGGTGCCCAGATCGCCAGCCGCTTTGTAAGCTTCATCGGCACGGCCTCGAGCAAGCAAACCGAGGATGATGGCTTGAGGCAACCATGGGTCTTGTTTGTAGCGATACCATAAATCATTCGCACTATGATCTAAACCTTCAACGCTATAGTCATCTGTAGCTGGCTTACCCGTAAGCCTACGCATAATAGAGGCCCAATTCAATCGGCTACCACTGCGCAGTTGTTTAGGCAGATACTTACCTTCAGCATCTTGATTTGTGCCTAGAGAAAGCTCCTTGTCATCATCCCCACCGCCACCACCAATAAGATAGGAAGCCACACCCGTTAGAGCCGCCGTCGTCATGAGGTTTGCCACTTCAGAACGCACCTTGCTCCAGTCGCCCTCTTGCGCGCCTTGCGTGGCATTGATGAGCGCGCCAAAGCTCTGATGATAGACTTGACGCATCATGTTGTAGTTCCAGCGGATGAACGGGAACGTGGCGCTTTTTAGCAGTTTTTCCCAATGACGAGCGTTGTCACTAGCATTCAGGGGCAAAGCCGACTGCGTAGGGTCCATCCACGAAGGGACGTTCTCATAGTCCATGAACCGGGATTGACTAGCCTTGAACGCTCGCAGGAAGGCAAGGGGATTATCCTTATGAGCGTTCAGCATCCAATCATTGATGAAGGCTTCACGCTTGGCGTTGGGAATCTTCTGACGGGCGGCCACATGCGCCGCTTCTGCCCGGAGAAGCCGATACGTGTTACTCATCTTTGGATGTGTATCGATGTTCCCGTAGCGGATGCCTTGCAGGAACGCCGCGCCTACGTCGAGGTTTTTCAAATGACCGAGCACGCTTTTGTCTCGAAAATCCTCGTCATATCTAAGATTGCTACCGTCGCCAAAGACTTCTTGCGGCACAAATGGACGAATCTTCCCAATCCCCGCCCCTAAACCGTTATTCAGTGTCCAGAGGTCGAAGATACGGCGATCAGCAAAGAAGCCCTTGAAGAGCTCAGCTACTTGGCGAGCGGCTAGTTCACCTTCATCCTTGGCCTTGCTACTGAACGGAGCCGTCAATCCGTTCACAATCGCAAGGTTCACCCGGTTCATAAGTTCCACGGGTTGCAGCACAAAGTTACCTCTCCAATTATTGGCATACGTGCCCAACTCTACTAAAACGTTACGGTTACGTCGTCCAATGATCCATGACAGCGCTTTAGTGAGGCTATTCTCTGTCTGGGTCATGGCGGCACCCAGCACAAGCTGGCGGTGAATATCGCGATGAATCACCATGCCGTTCCCATAGAGCTGATACATATCAGCAAAGAGCTTTTGCAAGGCGCTCTTCTGGTCAGGATTGAGAGATTGCGTGAGCACGGGGAACTTCGCACGATCAAGGCCAGAGGCGATCACATGCGCCTCATAAAGCTTCTTGAACGTGTCATCGAGGGGAATGAACAAGCCAGAGCGCAAGTCTTCCGGTTGAACCTTGTTCGCTGGCCGGGCGGCTTTCTGAATGATGTCGCGCCGTGTCTTGAGGCGAATCTTCTCACGATGCGATTCCATGGCCCGCTGCGTAAAGCCGTCGAAAAGGTTCTTGACGTTGCCCTCTTCGCGTAAGTCACCCGCTTTGAATTTGCGAGCGCTGGACATGAATCGATTCAGGTAACTATTGCCGTTCAAGGCAGCACCGATGCTGTTAATCAGCCCCTTCTGCGCCATCACGTCCGGGGTGTAGCCTTCCATTCCGGTGATGCCTGGCAGGGGTTCACTACCAAAGAGCGCTTTCAGTTCTGGCGACCAGTCATTAAAACTCTTGAGCAGCGCGTGGCGATTGAACACAGGCACTTGCACATTACCCGGCCCCGTCTGCGTGGCATCCCGTAGCAGGGGATCAATCCATTGATCTAACCACGCCGCGCCTTCAGGGAATTCTTGTTTGAAGTGGTCATAGATGATCTGTTGAGTATCCGCAGCCATGTGGCGGAGCAGGGTATAACGCCCATTCTTGGAACTACGGGCGTTCACGCCTTGGTCCATGATGAGCGGCCCTACCTTGAGCATTTCCATCATGCCACTCGCGCCCTTCCACGGGATCATGTCACCCGGCTTAGCGTTCATTTTCTTGAGGTCACTTTCAAAGATCGTGCCCACGCGCATGTCGAAGTCGGAGAACGTGAAGCCCGTTGGATCAATCCCCGTGGCATTCAAGCGCGCCGCGACAGGCAGCAAGGTATCACTGAAGCGCTGGAGACGTTTCCGGTTCTGTCGGTTATGCCAGTAGGAAGGCGAGCCGAAGCTTTCCTTTACCGACTGGCGCACCTTATCCATGTAGTCATTGAGCGCGGCTTCCGAGAAGTGCTGTTCAATGTCATTCCCGCGCACCAAGTCACCAAGACCACGGGCGGCGGCTTCCATCTTATCAAACTTCCCAGCAAAGATGCCACGCAGAGCGGCGGCTGCCGACTCCTTCACTCCGGTCATTTGCTTCGCCGGCTGGCCCTTTTCCTCAAGTTCATCCTTGATCACGCGGGCGGCGCCAGCTTCGCGATTGATACGGGCGAGTTCATCCGCAGCTTGTGCGGCGGCCATGTAGAGACGTTGGGGTTCGGCAACAGCCTGCGCTGCTTGAGCTAAATTCTCCTTGAGCTTGCCCACGGGATGCATGGTCGTGACATCAAAGGGAACTAGGCGACGCACTCCGCTTTTTCCAGTAACCCACATGACGTTTGCTAAGTGGGCATCAAAGACGGCTGTATTGTCGGAAGGACGGTAATAGGTGCGGTTATCTAGAGCGACAAAGCCTTGTTTAGCAAACGCCTCGGCAACATCTTGCGTGCGTCGGTCGCTCTCCGCCGCTTCTTCGGCTGCTGCGAGTCCCTCGGGAAGATTGCTAGGCAGTTCCCCATCATAGGCCCGCTGACTCGTAAGAAGGTGGACATCTCCACGATCATTCCAGACACCATGCACAATGTGATCATCCCCGAAAGTCTGGTTTCCGTCTTCGAGACGCTGAAGATAGCGGTAAGCGGTCGCTCCCTTCGTGTCCAAGTCCCACTTCCCTTGATAGGGCACAGGGTTCATACCAAAAATGTCGGCACCGCGTTTGCTCAGCGTTGTAAGCTTGATAACCCGCGCTCCTTGTTCTGGAATCCACACATGGTGCTCTTGTCCGCCCACATCACCCTCGGCGTAGGGCTTCCATTGCTCCGGCATCTTCTCAATGAGGAAGCCGTTATCCCGTGCGTAATCTACGAGACGAGCGGCTTCTTCTCTTCGCGTTGCGCCTGTGTCGCGCGCCAGCTCCTCGCGCGCTCCGCCTGCGCCCTTATTTCGGCGTTCGTCTTGGAGCGCGGCGCGGCTAAAAGATCGGGCATCGTTTCCGGTGTGACCACGCCTCCGTTGCTGATTTTCTTTGCGGGAGTCTCCATAGAGTGCCTCATCTATACCACGAATAGCTTTATCCTGCAATGCAGCATTTGGATTCTCCTGTGCAGCCCCCATTTGCAAAGATGGGGTGTTCACCGTCGTGTTGTGTGTCACGATCCCGTCATCCGTGATGTAGCACTTGCTAGGGTGAGTGACTTCGATACACACGCATTCGTCTTCCCCGTCAGGCTCTATGCTGATGATCTGTTGCCAGTCGAGATGATCGAGGGTTTTCATAAAAGGAAGAGGGATCTAACCAATCAACGCAGTCGTGGCCCTTGCCACCATGAGACGAGGGAATAACGCACGCCGCTGGTTACGGGCAGCACGCGATGGCGCAGAAAGGAAGGAAAAATCAGTGCGTCGCCTTGGTTGCAGAACTCACCTTCTGCAAGGTTCCCCTGTGCCAGTTCCATGCGTCCACCGCTGTAGGTCTGTGCATGGGAAAGCTGAATGCTCATGCTCAGCTTACGGTCAAACGGCGTGGTGCCCAACCATGAATTATCTTCATGCCAGTCATACTTGCCCGCGTTGGAGCCGTGATACTCGGTAAACTGCACTTCAAAGTTGCCCGTGACATCAAAGCCAAAGACTCGAGCGTTTGCGCTCATCACCCACTGATCCATACGCGTGAACAACCATTGCAATTCAGGATCTTCGCGCTTTAACCAACGTAGTCGCGACCGACGAAACGTATTCACGATCACGTTTTTTCCCCCGTAGCCAATCGCACCTTCAGTATCAGGAATCTGTGTCGTAGCGTAGGCAATGAGTTGCTGACACTCAGCAGGTGTCAGGGCGGCAGGAAGAAGATGTTTCCAAGATGTCATGGGAGTAGTTTAAATTATTATGAGGTTGAGGTTAAAAGGCCGTTGGTAAAATGTAGAATAATGGTTGTAACCCCATCGTTGGCGAGCACTGCCACGTTGATAGTTTTACCCAATTCATCCCAAACGGATGTGTAAGGAGATTCATCAAGTTTGCGTAAAACTTGGCCGGTATGGCCACCGGAAGGCACACCTACACCGTCTCTTCCATCCGTGCCGTCTCTTCCATCCGTGCCGTCTATTCCGGGCGCTCCGGGACTTCCCGGGCTACCAGCGCCGCCAGGACTTCCTGGGCTACCAGCGCCGCCAGGACTTCCGTCACTTCCTGGGCCTCCAGGTGAACCTGGGGGGCCTGGGGGTCCGCCATCACTTCCAGGAGCTCCCGGTGGTCCGGGCGGTCCGGGCGGTCCCGGCACTGTTGATGGATTCCCAGGAGTTCCTGGAGAACCAGCATCTCCAGGGGGGCCAGCTACCGTAGAAGGGTTGCCATCGGCTCCGTTTGCGCCTGCTAAACCCGGTGGACCCATTGGACCTGCTACCGTGGAAGGCGTCCCGTCTGCTCCGTCTACTCCGTCTTTTCCGGGTAGTCCATCCACACCACTGCTTGACACGCCATCTTTACCCGGAATGCCTGGGTTACCCCACCCATCCAAGGGGTATTCATCCTGCGGCGTCTGTGCTTGCAAAAACACCCGCGAACCAAAGCCTTTTTGGCGCTGATTCGGGGCCATGAAAAAAGGCGCTTGCTCCGCTTGTCGCCAGGCTTCTACACTCGAATAGCCGTCACTCATGAACTCAAATCAAAAGGTGGGTTAGGATATTTACGTGAATCGTAAGGAGGAATAGCCGTGCGCCGTTCACGGCGATAACGGCCTCGAATCTTGGGCTGTTTATCAGACACCACGTAACGGGTCCAATGCTTGAAATCTGTGCCAGGAAAACGACGGGAAGGAATATGAACCGGTGCCGTTTGTCCGCGTATAGAAGTGATCGTTAGTGGGGGCGTGTCGATAGTTTCATGGAGTGCTTGCCTACTTCCTCGCGCTCCGGGATAGCCCCACACCACGGGAGAAGTGAGAGGTTGCTTTGTTTTAAGTAATTCCAGCGGCCAAGGTTCAGTGGTCCACCAGATTTCCGTTAGGAAAAACGTAGGTAACGTTTGCTCTGGCACTTCATCAATAATGACTCTTGTCTCCAAGTAGTTTCCACCTGTGCCAATAATATGTTGCCAAATCGGTTGACCGCGTATCACCGTCGGCCAGCTCCAATGATCTCGATCATGTAACGTATCACTTGGTTCCAGCGCTAAAGCCGCCGTAGGAAGATTGTTTTGACCGAACACCAGCGATCCGCTGTCAATTTCCACTAACACCCAATCCGAGAATTTAGAAATGCTTGGGCGCGCATTGGCATCAAATCGAATATCTTTTAGCTTCTCACCCAAATTTGGGCGGGTATCAGGCGACATCGCCACCATTTGGAAAGGGACATGTAGAAGATCATCGCGGCTATGCGGTGATGTCGTCTCCATGCGAAATCCGGGTGGTTTCTCAGCCATAAGTTACGCGATTAAGACTTGAGGAGGCAACGTTGAAAAGTTGAGGACATCCTCATATCTGGGTGAGGCTAGTAAATCATCATTATCATCTCGAAACTCCCAATGGGACCACGTTTCAGTTTTAGGGCGTGGCGGAATGTGTGTGATGTCATCAGGAAACGAATACACATTTGGAGCCGTCGCTTTAACAACATTGGAACCGTCTGCGCTCAACGTCGTCAGCACATCATGACCCGTGCCGGCTACTGCAACGCCTTGATTATTTAAAATGCCTCCTGAGCCTTCACTTGCAGAGGATGACACTTTAGAAGTATTGCTTACATCAGAAGTGTTATTTGTCTGATGTTGCAACGTATTGGTGGCGCCATCTCCAGTTCCGATTGCAACAGATGAAGGCGTGCTGCTATTGACGGCTTTGGTGCCTGAACCTGATTCATTGCCCAAAGAACTGCTGCTCGTGGGGATGTTTGTTTGCGTGCCCGCCCCGTTCAAATCGCGATACGTGCCCATCGCAACGGAAACACCTACTAATACAGGCGGCTTCGACTGAGGCACCGCTTGAAAAGTTCCATCATTAAAATAAACGTAGTAATTGTGTAACGCCATAATCGTTTACTCGTGAGGGTTTACCCGCGTGTAGTTACTTACATGGGTTTGAAACTTGGCTACGCTGCCTACTGTTTGAAGAGCAACCTCAGCCGCTTTCATGTAGGCTTTACTATCACCGTTAAACGCTTCAAAAGAAGAAAACTCTGCCCTAACCAAAGGTTCTAGAATAGACTCTCCATAGCCTAAAGGTAAATCAATCGGCGTAGTGCTCGTTAAATCACTTACTTCAAAACGTGGTGCAGCTAAATGAGTATTGAAGTCCAAACGGTAAGCAGCTTCCGGCAAGGTATCCAATAAAATGCGAGGCTTGATCACATTGTTAGAAGTCATCGCTTCCACAAAGTAAAGTTGCGGACGGCGAATGGGCCGGGTAATACAAGCCGTTAGCCCTCCTGTATTCCAGACAGGAATAAACCAGCTATCCATTAGATTAGCTCGTGCGACGACAGGCACCAAATCGGGATAAGGTTGGCTGCCAAGTCTCACAGGCGCATCCACACTTGCGATGTTGCTCGTTGGAAGAATACAGTCACAGAAAACAGTCGCGGTGCGCGTTCCAGAAGTCCCCATGTAAGGAGCTTCCAAGGTCGTAGCATCAATGATTCGGTTGTCATTGGGATCTCCATCAATGCGGATGGTGCAACCATTCATCCAACCTGAAAAAGGTGTTGAGCTAACAAATGACTTATTATAAGCACCCAATCCTGTAAGGGTGAGTGTTGTAGGTGGATAAATGACTTTAAAATCATTCCGTTGCAGAACGTGATCAGGCATCACGGCATACAGTTTTTGCAGCGCCGTATTTATGTCGCTTTGAATACGGTTTAGATATTGATCTTTTGTATCCGCGCCAATGACATCAAGGGCTGAAACATCGGTTACTCCCACCATATTAAGGAGCATGTCCCGTAGCTTAACTGGAGAGGTAGCAGCCATGAAGTCTTAGTTTTGGTCAGTATTTCTTCACCTTCCCGTCAGGCGTTGTTTTTAAGGGTGCAGAAGATGCTGGCGCCGGCGCGGCAGCAGGAGGAGGGGTTACAGGAGAGGGATTTGAACCCTCGTTCTCCAGATTATGAGACTGGTGAGATGCCGCTTCTCCATCCTGTGATTTTGGAACTTCCGGTAAAGTTTTTTTCTTGTGTGAACGCTTTGGTTCTTCCTTTTCCTTTTTCTGATCAGGTTCTTTAGGAGCCTTCTTCTCAGGCTCACTTCCTTCAATCTCGACCCGTGGGATGATGTGGTTATGCCTGCGCTGATAACCAAACAAATCTTTCCTCGCTTCCTCAAACTGTGCCGCTGTCATCCGCAGCGTAGGAACGCTGGTTACCGCATCCCTCAAATAGACCCCATACACCTTGCCGCTTTTCCCTTCGACGGGATCGTTCACACGGGCATCAGGACACTCAAGGACGTAGGTGATAGTGGGAGTCGTCATAAGAACAAAGGAAGCGGTGCGACCTTCGCCGCACCGCTTCACATCGTCAACTAATTATCAAACCGTCGTTAGACGATGTTAGGTAATCCGGGCGGGTTGTAGGCGCTCACCGTCAGGATGTAGTTGTTCGCGAGGCCGTCCGTGCGCTGAGTAACCGCGCAACCCCAAGCCGTTTCCAAGCCAATGGCGTGGTCCATGTTGTGGTTGCGGTGTTCCTCGGTGCGGATACCGATGCCGAGCGTTCCGTCAATGTTCGCATGGCCGGCAACGGCGGCCATTTCACCAAGGCCGAAGCCATAGCAGAACGTTTGACCGTAGCTGTTGCACTCCATCACGATGGAACCGACAGGGTGAACGTCGGTATGCAGACCATTCCACACACCTGTGTTCCAAGTCACGTTGCCCAGCGTGGTTACGCGCGCACTCGAGGCCGCACTACCAAGACGGTTCACGATGGTCAGCTTATTCCCGTTGTTCGTGGTGTAGGAATACATCCCGAACTTGCCCGCATCAGAGCCCGTCACGTTCTTGATCAGCACATAGCGCGTGGTCGAGGTGGACGCCTGTCGACGGGTCACGTTGAAGCTGCTCCAAAGCGAATTGTTGAACCAACGGAAGTAAAGCGGAGCCGTAAGCGCCGCACCTTCCGCACTGCCACCCCCTTGAATATCAAAGGTGCCAGTGCCCGCAGCGATGGCCACACCCAAACGGGCGCGAGGAAGGCAAGGAGAACCCACCGGACCATACGCATCATGATCCTCCACTTCATCGGAGTAGATCCCGCAACCGTCGATCATGGCGAAGTCACCCGTGAAGCCAGGGTTCAAGTCGCCACGTTCACTCGCGAATTGGATGAGATCCTTGTATTTCGTGGTGCGCTTCATCGCACTCGCTCCCAAGTGAGGGAGGTAGTAAGTGAAGCAGCGATAAGGAGCGCCAGCGGTGCTCTTACGGATGTTCATCCCCTTAGCGGCGTTTGTGGCGAGGACTTCTTGCCCTTCGCTGACGGTGTCGGTAAGGAAGTAATCCTTGGAGCGCAGGTTTTCGACGGAGCCAACGTTGTTCGCGTAGATCGTGTTCAGACCTGAGGCGTTATTGATCAGTTCCATCTGAATGGTGTCGGATTTCTCCTTATTGCAAAGCTGCCCAAGGGCTTCATTGCGGAGAAGATCCCACTGCGTCCCGATGACGGTTTCGTTCTTGGCGACGCTATCAAGCGCGGTGCCCCACCAGTGGCGGCCTGTCTTGGTCGTAAAGCTGCCTTGACGCATCTTTTCTTCCTGACCGGTGCGCTCACCGTTGCCCTGCACACCTGGACCACCGAGGCGGGCCAGCGTAGGAACGACCAGCGTGTTACCCGCTTTCACGTTCATGTCGGACATTTCAATAATGGGCTTACCGCTGCCGGTGCCCCCGATAAAGTTGTCATAAAAGACACACGATGCTTTTCCGAGTTGCAAAGCGCGCATCACCCATGCCGTTACTTGGGCATTGGAGTTCTGCGACAGCATGTCGGATACTGTCTGAACATTGAGTTTGGTATATGAGGCCATGGCCGTAAAAAGAGAGACGTTGTTGCGTTAAGGCCCACCCACGGCACATCACGGCACACGCCGGCGGCTAGGTGAACGGTTTGCGGGTAGGATGGGCTTCGCCTCATCCAGTCTCTCCGCCTGAAAGCGATCTTACGTCGGCTCTCTGTTGGTCTGGAGATGAACTGACCGCCCTTTAAAAAGAGCGGCTTTGGGGGTATATCGTTGACTAAAGATTAGCGGATCATCGGCATGTTTGCCCACCGGCCATTATTAGCAGGAGGGGTAAACAAGGCCGCTGTCAGTTCTTCAGGACTCATTTCCTGAAGGGTTGACATCAAATCTTGCTCGCTATAAGCGGGCGGACCATTGACGCCACCACCGTTATTACCAGGAAGCACCGGCGGAATCATCGTCCGCGCCGGTAACGGCTGCGTCTGAAGAGGATTCGATGGAGTTTTGTTGGTAACAGGGGTAACACCTGTGCGGGTGAACGCCATGCTAATAGCTATTTCTGGCGCATTCGGTAAAGCTAGCACTTGTTCAGGAAGCTCACCGAGCACCTGAGCAACAGCTTTGCCCAGCACGCTATCAGGATTAGCCGCGTCTGGATGTAATGCCTTCGCTTTCTCAAGTGAATCATTGCGAGCGGTGGCGAACTGGACCTCTTCCGCATCATGGGCTTGCGCCTCTTGTTGCTTGATCGGTTGGAGTTGCGCGCACAGTTTCGCGTGTTCAATCTGCTTCTTAGCGATGTCAGTTGTTAGCAATCCTTCGTTCGCGCCTGCGTCCAGGAGCTCAGCTTCAAGGGCTGCTATCTGCGCTTCGATTTGAGCAGAAGTTTGGGTTTGGTTTTGATTCGCGGCACCTTGCTCATTCGGCGCAGGCGTCTCCTCAAGGTGAGTCGGAGAAGTGCCATACGCTTGCTGGAATGCCTCGGCGGGAGACACTCCTGATTTGGTCAAAGCAGCGAAGTGAAAGTCTGGTCCTTTAAGGCGGATGGCCTTTCCCTTTTCCGGGCGGATGTTTCCCACATCATCATCCACTTCTTCAGCGGGATCAATGATGGTGCCTTCTGCGGGCGTCTCCGTTGGTTCAACCACGGGCGGCGTTACGACTTCCGCCGCAGGGGTAGGCGTAGGCGCGGCAGGCGTCTCTACAGTGACCGGAGTAGCAGGCGCAGCAGCAGGAAGGGCAGTCCCTTGAATAGCCGCGTTGAGGATGTCCCACGTGTTAGCGTCGGCATCATCTGCAAGGGAGGGCATGGGAGCGAAGTCAGGCATTACTGGAAAGTGCGGTTAAGATAACTATTGTCAACTAATTTGGCTGGCTACACACAGGCCCACTTTTCATTATTGATCGTGGCCGATTGCCCCGGATAAAAGCGCCATCTGAAAATCTTGTCATCGATTCCATTCCGAGGCGAAGCTTTCGGATAGCCCACAAAATGAGCTAGGGCAATGCTTCCTTCTCCAAGCTTATTAGCCGGTCCCACATCCGCGCACACGGCATTATAAGTCCGACCTAAGCGCATGTTTTCCACTTCAACACGGCAGCCGAGAAACTTAGGCTCAACCATCTTTTTCAGCGCCCCATTGATCACCGCGTAAGGAATCACGGCTGCATCAACGTAGCGCCGCACATCCTGTTTGGAATAGTTGGGACGTTGCAGACTGGTAGCTGAGATAAAGTAACCCTTCGCTGGATCTCCGGCAGACAGCCCCGTTTGCACAATCGGCTTTCCCGCTTCATCACACACGAGGATGTCTTGATAATGCCCATTGGGATAACCAGCCGAAGACCAATCATCGAGTCCGCCGTGGGGATCAGTCGCATGATAGGCTTTCGGGCTGCCGTCAGCATCCACTTGCATTCCCGCGATAAACTCCATGCACTCACCATCCCAATACACATTGGTATTAGCGATGGTTGCGATGATCTTTCGGGTGTTATCCATAGATGTCCTCACGGGTAGGAGGTGGCAGGGGAGCGTCTTCGATTTTACTTAGCCATTCAAACATCGTTATTTCACTGTCTCACCTTTAGGGATTGCTAAACCGTTGCTATCAAAAGCCACGTCTGTAGTGCCCATGTCTTTCCCGCTGATAAGCCCAAACGCAATGGCATACACCGTGCCAATGCTGCCGATGTGGGCGACATCAAGCGCGCTAGGATTAGCAATGCATTGCTGCACATAATTCAACGTCATCCCGAGAGCGGAAATGAGCGTGATCACGCCCGCCAACGTTGTCTTCCAATGCCGCAAAGCATTGAGCAAGTATTTCTGAAACGCCCATTGAAGAGCGCGGTTCTCAAGGGATTCGATGATAGGCATAAGTCAGGTGGCTAAGGGTTCCAATTTCTTCCGTGGCACAATCTCCGTTTGATCTTGAATGACTCGGTTTAGCATCGCTCCATTTTGCGGTTTAGGAGCACTCGGCGCAATGAGCGCCGCTAAACTCAACCTTGCTTGCTTGATCCACCCTGCCATCCGCGCAAATGGCGACAGGGTTAAGGTTTTCCCACGGGGTCAGCACCAGGGGCGACTGTTTCCGTTGGGGGCGATGTTGGAGCGGGCGCTGTAGCGATAGCGGCTAAAGGGTTGGTCGTTAGCTTGGCCTCAGCCTGTGCCGCAGCACTTGTCACCGAAGCTTGAGCCGCGTCTTCAATCTGCTTTTCCAACGGCTTCAAGATTTCTGGCGATTTCTCTTCGACTCGTTGGAAAACGATCTTCACCAACGTATGCGCCACCGCTTCTGAGATAGACAGCAGTTCAGCGACGATGCTCGCAAGAATGAAATGCTTTTCATCCCCCAGCTTATTAGCTGTGTCTGGATTTTTATTCACCAAGGCAATCTGACCAATGATGATCGCCTCATTGCCTGGGGTCAGCATCTTGTGATAAATCGCAAGGATTTCTTGTTCAGCTTTCTGGAAGAAGTTCATAATCCGATGAAGGGTAGCAGTTGTTTAGCGATTCCTCCGAGGCTCTCGCCCCATGAGGTAAAGATGTTATTGGCTTGGTCCCGTTGCACCGTCACCGTTAGCGTGCCTTTCCCGCTGTATTGGATCACATGCGGCGGCAGTGGAGGGGATGAGCACGCGCTCAAAATGAAAAGAAAGGGAAGCAGCGTTCTCATGGCTTGGATTTTAACGACATGCTTATTTCTTCGAGATGCTTTTCTAAACGTCCTTGCCCTTCTTTGAGGGAACTCAGATCCTTAGAAACAGACATGTTTACCAGTTCGTTAGAACGTTGCGCGTGTTCCACGGCCTTAAGCCTGTCTGAACTGTCTTTCTGAATGTCTACATCGCGATCATGCTCACGCTTCCAATCCATCTGTTTGATGTATCGTGAATCATTATGGTCGTCTGACCAAAAGACGACATACCCAAAAGTTAAGCCACCAAAAGCGATGATAATTCCTCGCACAATCCAAGCCGGGATGTCGTTATAAATAGAGCGGGCGATAGCAGTCATTGGGGTAAAATGGTAATGTGTGGTAGTTCCTGTGACTTCACGCCTGCATCTCCCGCAGCGCACAAGGCGCAAAGCACCGCAGCCGCCACAATCAGCATAAATGCGAACAAAGCGCATCCATGCTGAGTGTTAGAATCTGCGGGTGAGGGGTAACTCATGACGCATCCAATTGTGAAAGTTCCAAGACTCGGTAATCATAGGCCGTCGGGTATCTGGATTGATACACACGGGCCTTGTCATCGTTATGCACCATGACACTCGCCACATCTGGCGGGGCGTGTTGAAAGCCTAACGCATGGCCTACTTCATGACCGATCACGGCGACCGTATTCACGGCTCCAAACGTAAAGACGTTCCAGATACCCGTGGCAAGACTCCAAACCTTCTCGTCGTTCAAAACAATCTTCGTCGCATCGCCTTGGCGTTCGGGTAGGTAGGTATGAGCAACTACAGCCTCGTCCAGTTCACCAAACTCAAAGACAAGCTGATTCTCTCCAGTGCCTTCGATAAACTTTACTAATCCGCTTTTCTCCCATCGCTTAAGGGCATCCCTGAGCGCAAGCGCAGCATCGTAGCCGTCCAGCGTTTGAAATGGTCCTCTGGGGAGATAGTGGTAAATCTTCATCACAGATCAGAAGAGTGAAGGAGTCCGAGAGCTACAAGCTCATCATACGTCTTGCTTTGATCTTTGAAGAGCTGCGGGAAAGCGTCATAGACGACAAGCCGTTGGCCGCGTTTGGATTCGATGAACGCTGCCAGAATCGTGTTCGTGTCCGCAGGTAACAAAGCGCTGTTGATCCACGGCTGAAGGATGTCAGCCAGGCCATTCAGCACCGCTTGCGCATGAACGGGAATATCAAACTCCGTATTCACTTCCAGCCAAACGCTTTGGTCTAGGCAGACGATGGAAGCGAACATCTTCGACGTGGTATTATCACCCCGTAAATCTTCTGGCACAGTAAGCGCCCACAGCGCATCACTGAGTAATGCAGCCGTGTTAGAACCAGAGGTTGGGATGTAGCGGATCATGATTAAGCAGCTAAAATGGTATTAATGGCGTCCATTGTGGTGTTGGATAAAAATGAATTAGAATGAACAATGCCGCTGATTTTATCTCCACTGCGGCCCGCCCCTGTTCTGCCAAGCTGAACACTCGATCCCGTAGAGTTCCCGCTAAACGTTGTTGTGCCGTTATTTGCACCTTCACGTAAGTTCCATGTGACGATGCTAGACAATGATCTAAAAGCGCTTCCAATAGCTTTCCTTGATCCGGCTGCGGCTCCAGCTAAAGTGATAGAATAAGCATACACTGAATTAATGGCTAGCCAGTTAGTGCTTGTCATTCCAACACCCCAAAGGTCCAAGTCTCCAGTTCGGAATGAACCGCCAAAAGTAGTTGTTCCCGTTGTGCTAACAGGCTGGCAGGTAATGAACTGCGTGAATGTAGCCGTGGCTGTGATGGACAGTATGTAATTAAACACTCCAGCGCTTGGATATTCCATGGTCGGGCGTCCGCTGGAATCGGTCACTAGCGAGCCTGCATTGACAATTCTCAACTGCCGTGCTGCCGTCGCTTGAACAAGATCTCCTGTTGTGCCATACAGCTTCGTGACATAACCACTTCCTGAGCCTGTCCATGCAAGTAACGCTGTAGTATCAAGATTGCCGCCGCTTGTCCCTATATCCGTCTCCAAACTATCCAAACTACGCCGCACCCGTATTAGGTTCACGGGAGATGTAACTAAGAGTCTTCGTTGCACATCCCATGCATCATAAATGGATGAGGCGTAAGCATCCAAAATCCCTTTAAACCCCTGCGGCGCAAAACTGGCGACACTGCTGCCGACAATCGTATGCTTCTTGGGATAAAAGGCGACGTTCATAAAAGCTGTTATTCACCCGTCGGTAGTTGCAAAATCGTCAGCGTTGGTGTGCCGCTTGCGGCTATGCCATGAATTTGCTTCGAGCGTGTCAGCGGCAGCGGCCAAGACAGAGAAATAGCCTCTCCATCTTTGATGCGGACACCTTTCGTAGCGCCACTATTAGCGGCAGGAGAATCGATGTTAAACCGGCAGTCTATCCCGCTATCATTTTGGATGAGCACACCGACCGCACCTTGAGCGATGGTGAAAATAGGGCCGGACGAAGTGGAGAGTGCAGCGGATTCAGCCATGATGGATAGTCAACTAATTATTGTTTCGGTCAAATACTATGTGCGCTCCTGCGCCTCTTCTACCTCCAGCGTATTAATCGTGTCCGATACCAGATTGGTAAGAGATTCTAGGAACTTCCATGTTTCCCTCGCTACGAGCAGGTCATCGCCAGCCTTAGCCGTGCGGACATTCTGCAAGGCCGTCTCTTCTCTGCGGGCAAGATACGGTTGCAAAAAGACACTCCAGCCCTTGGTGGACTGGAGTTCCCGAAGCAACCGCAGGCGGTCATGCCTGCTAAGATCTGAGAAGATTGGGAGATCCTCACTCATGCAGATGCGGATTAAGCGATGGTGCAGACGTTCTTGCTCAGAACGATCCATTTGCCGCCCGAGGCGAGCAACGTCAGACCTGCCCCAACAAACGCCCCAAACGTAGCCGTATTCTTAGCGCCACCTGTCACACCGTCCTGAAGTAAACCGGTAGCCGTAATGACGTGAGCAAAGGCAGTGCCTGCAAAGATTTCAAGCTGAACCCCATCTTGCGCAGCCGTCGGAGCTGCTAAAGTGTAAGCACCAATGCTTGATTTGTTCAGATTCACCGCACTCGTTTGGACAGTGATCGCACCATCAGCGGAGTAAGCCGTGATGTCCATGGTTTGCAGGTAAGCCCGCGCCAGAATCGTGCTGGTGAAGTTCCAGAAGTTCAGGAGCAAGACACCCGTGCCGCTGCATACAGCATGAGCCAGGGTTGACCGTTCCACACGGGGATTGTCACCTTTACCGGTGACTTGGTAAGCGATTGCTGAGAAGACTTGGGATAGAGTTGGCATGGCAATGTGAGTTTGAGGTTAGGATACTGAGGAGTGATGATTTAATTAACTGGCAATGGTGCAATTGTTTTTGTTAAGCATTTTCCATTTTCCACTGCTTGCTTGCAGAGTTAGACTACTACCGACCGTCGCAGCAAAAGTAGCCGTATTTTTTGGGGTTGCGGTTCCATCATCAAGCAGGCCTGTAGCTGTGATGACATGAGCGAAAGCAGTGCTCGTAAAAATGATCAAATACATGTCATCTTGTGCGGTGGTAGGCGCGGCTAAAGTGTATGCCCCTGCACTGGTTTTGCTGAGCTTGACGACTCCTGACGCCAGAGTAATCGCCCCATTTGCAGGGTAAGCTGAAACCTCTTGAAAGACTTCAGCGAAGACAGAACTGTAGTTGGAACCAAGATCAGAAACCGTTTGTGAACTTACCAAATTGATGGCCAAAGCGCCATAAGCATCAATCACTTGTATTTTTAGACGCTTCGCATTCACCAAGCTTAACGATAAGCTTGTAACGCGATTAGAAGCGGCAGTAAGGTCAGTAACTTCTTGCGTCGTCATGATAAATAAAAGTTAAACTGCTTGCGCTTGTTCGGTTGGTTGAGGCTGTGACGTTGACTCTGGCGGCAACGCCCCACCTTGTGGCGGCAGCACGACCGGAGGAAGAATGGTATCAATGTCCTGCGTCTCTAAAGCCGTAAGTTCTTGAATGAACAAAGAACGCATGGAAGCCGCAGCGCTGGGGTTAGTAATCAGCAACTCGTGATACTGCGTAGCGATGTCGATACGCTGCTTGCTAGCCTCGAGTAATTCGTCGCCACGAGATGGGGTAAGCAATAAGCGGAAGAGATACTTCAGCTTTTGAACGTCCTGCCGCTTGAGCTGGATCAGTTTAGGCGCATCCGCCTGCATCACGTTGAACGCTTCTTCCTCGTTCATGTAGGCAATGCAATAGCTCAAAAAGCCTTCCATGCTATCGCTGACGCCTTGGCTTAGCGTCATGAGCATGTCCTTCATGAGAGACGCCGCTTGCCGTTCCAGTGAGCGAATGCCCGTCGCCAGATTAGTGGACGGTAAGCCGCTCAGGTTTCCATCGCCGGCGGTTATCTCACCCGTCTCTAGCTGGATGGCTTGCAGGCACATCTGCATGAGCGCCGTCGCTTTCTCGTCGATCTCCGGGGCGATTACGTAGGAGTAAGCATCATCCTTCGTAAATCCATCGTTCAACGTGTAATTCTTCGTGGGATTACCAAAGCTGATCTTTTCACCCGCAGCCGTTTCTTTAGTCGCTTGCGGGTTACTGAAGTTGATGCGCCCACCATTGGAGCAACGCAGGTTGATACGATTGAACAGTAACTCAATAAACTCATTCAGCGGCGCATTCGCTTCGTATAGCCCTGTGCCATACCATCGCCCCTCTACAGGGTCCGTGCGAATGACATCAAAAGGCCGTTTCTTGTCCTTAAACACGGCGTTCAGATAATCGTAGAACACTGGACGCCCCGTATTTTTCTCAATCACCGCAAAGATTTCTTCGGCGGAACCATCGCCATCGGCATCCACTCGTCCGTAACTTTCGATAATGTAACCCGCAGGCAGTTTCAGATTACCTCGGCGGGTTACGTCCTCGCCTTTCTTCGCATCAGGCAGAGACTTCTGAGACTGCACGGAAGTTTGCTGATTTTTTACAGCATCCAAAAGTTCTTGTGCCGCCGCAGGGTCTAGCAGATTCGGACCACGCACCATGTCCGCTATCGTGTAGTAGCTAACATCCGCGCTCTGGCCGATGTAGTCCGCTTTATGAATGTCCTCTTCCGTCGTGTTGCAGTAGAAGTCAGACCAGTAAACTTGCTCCAGTTCAATGGATTGATTGATTTCAGAGCGCGGCATCCGCACCCCGAGCCATTTCACATCTGGCGGAAGAAACGTCTCTGGATCTCGAACCAACACCATCACTCCCTTCAAAGAAGCATGAGGCATCAAATCATCTGTCTGATAGATGGGGCCGCGCTTGCTATCACCAATAGGTTCGCCCTCGGCGGTGTGGGCGATAACGACGAGCTCCACCCACTTGCTTTCATGGACGTTGTAGCGCCGTTTCACCACACTCTCCCCACGAATGAGCGCGCCTAAAATGGCAGACCTGTAAACGTGGCGGGCATTCGCTTTGCGCGCCTGTTCATGTCCCCAGCGTTCCACGTCTTGGCAAAGCTTCGGGTCATCTTCCGGCCCTTGTGGAATCAATCCAAAAAATGGATCGCTTCCCACGATGTCCGCCACGACTTTAGCCGCAGCAGCACGAATCACGCGGCGCACGGTGTTTAGGCTCTTGTTGGAAAGTTGGTAAACACTATCCTGAATGGTGGCTCTCCAAGAGAAATCTCCCTTCCATTGCGCCATTGCTTTGAGGCGAATCCCTATCCACGAGTCCATCACGCCACCGACCAAGCCGGGGGCTGCGCGTTGATTCAGCAGGCCTTGATTGCTCGCGTCATAGGCATCACGACAACCTTGATGCCGCTCCATAAAGTAATTTACGAGCAAGTCCTCATTATGCCGATCCAAAAGCAGGGACGTGCGCATCGGCATCCGTGGCGGCATGGCCTTGATGCTTTCAGGAGTGCTAGGAGTGAAGACGGGATGCACGGGCGAAGTCTTGCACATTGATAATTAGTTGACAATACGTTTCTTTGTCCGCATCCTCCAAAGCCATGAAGAAACCATCCAAGCAGGCGGGAGCCGCTCAGAAGGGTTCCGGCAAATCCAAATCTAAAGCGGCTCTCCCACCCAAATCGAAAACGCCTCCAGCGTCTCAAGCACGCTCCACGCGTAAAGCCGTCCAACCTGTCAAGCGAGGGAACGGCAGACGGGGCGTGCATCACGTTACGTCCTGGCATCCACTCTTTATCGAGGCCTTGAGCGAAGGCCGCACCGTCCGTGGAGCCACCAAGAAAGCGGGCATTTCCTACCAGACAGCCTACAATCATTACAAACAATACCCGAATTTCGCCCGAGAATGGGATGAAGCCTTTACGGAAGGCAGTGATGCCCTAGAAGATGCCGCGTATATACGCGCTGTCGAAGGTGTCCCCTACGCCAAATTTGGCAAAGAAGGCCAGCTTCTCGAAGAGGGGCGCGAATACAGCGATACCCTGCTTGCCCTTATGCTAAAGGGCCGACTCCCCAACAAATACCGGGATCGTGTCGAAGTCGGTGGAAAAGATGACTTCACCCCACTGGATGAGGCCGCCGCGAAACTTGCTCAACTTCGCGCAAGTGGACGTGCTTAGACGACTAATTCTCATGAGCACCCTACGCCAACAACGCTACGCCCTCATTACGTCATCCACGCCGAACGGATTGCAAGCACGGGTCAATACCCTGCTGGACCGTTGGGACTGTGAAGTCGTGGGCGGTCCCGTCAATAACAACGGCTGCTTGCTTCAGGCAATGGTTTTCCGTGTGCCATCGGACGCCTTACCGGACGAGTCCCCGCTTTGCGTGAATAACCAGTGCTCAATCAGAGACAAATGCCTGCGCTACCGCGAGCACCTAGAGCCATGGCGACTTGATAATTTCACCTCCTACTACGGAGGCCCTCATTGTGATCAACGCCTACTACCACCCTCATGAGCACCCGCATCATTAAACGCGCCTGTCTTCCCGTCGGTTCCTACCAGCAGCAAGGAAAGGACAAACCTACCGTCGAATACCGAGACATCGGTGTTTTACTGGAGCACGAAAACAACAACGATGGGAACAAGTGGCTCGAGTTGAAGTTCAATTTGGACATTCTCCATCCCGCCCTTTTTATGCTCGCTAAAGCCATGGCGGACAAGGGCAGCAGTTCCGCGCGGGTGAAGCTTTTCGATGTTGTCCAAAAACGACAAGACAAAAGCGGCGGCCACGATGATGGCCCGCCCGCAGATGATGATTGGGGTTAAACCGCTCATTTGTTACCATGGTCGCCATCGCTTCCCCCAAGACCAAGGCAGCGGACGCCATCGCTCGCCTTGAGGCCCAGATGGAGGTGCGCGGGAATCCTGCCGTTTGGCTTCAGATGGAGGGGGCCATTCAGGACAAGGGCGGGCGACTGGTGAAGTTCCCTGAACTGCGCCTCAACGAATTCCAGCGTCAGGTCGTAGACATCTATAAATACTGCATTGAGACGGGGCAGCCCTGCCGCATCGTCATCTTGAAGCCACGGCAGAAAGGATCTTCCACCATCTCGCTTGCCCTGCTTTACACGCACTTGCGGAACTTCTGTTGCACAGGCGGCATTCTTGGTGACGATAAAAATACCACGGGTAAACTGATGGAAATCTTCCATCGCTACACAGATAACGACCGATGGAATTGGGGGAATACCCCGGACAAAGACGGCATGGGCTTCAGCCACGGCAGCAAGCTCTACGAAGAAACCGCGAACGATCCACGCGCCGGGATGGGCGGGACGTTCCAGTTTGTTCTCGCTTCTGAAGCCGCCTACTACCGACCCAGCGGCAAGGCCACGGGCGAGGCTGTATTCCAGTCGCTCCTAAACTGTGTGCCGGACCTGCCAAATACCTGCGTGATCATTGAGAGCACCGCGAACGGACAGCAAGGCGTCTACTACGAAACCTACAACGGTGCGATCACGTTCGACGAGTTCAAAGCGGGCAAGCGTGGCAATGGCTACGTGAAAGTCTTCTATCCATGGTTTGGTTTTGAAGACTCCAAACCGCTGCGCAAGATGACCGCTACAGAAGGCGAAGCCCTCATGAACTCCTTGGACGAGTGGGAATCGCGCTTGATGGCCAAATATGGGAATCACTGGAAGATCAGCGCCGCACATCTTCAGTGGCGGCGTGACGTGATTTCAGATCCTCGATCAGGCGGAGATCCACGGCGTTTCGATGTCGAATATCCCTCAGATGACATCACTTGTTTCAGGGGCACGGGAAACAATCGCTTTGACCTCGATGGCCTTGATACCCTGGACACCATGGCCATCACCCAGCAAACGCTTTGGGGCACGCTGGAAAGTGAGCAGCTAAACCGTGATGGACAAGTGCAGCTCAATGAGATGCGCCCGCCCGTATTTCAGCCCTGCGCCCGTTCGGATGCTTGGCTCCGCGTGTGGGAGCCGCCCCGCATCGGCTGTCGCTACCTCATCAGCGCCGACTTCATGACGGGAGAACAAGCCGCAGGCAGTCGGGGTGAACCTGACTGCCACGCCGTCAGTGTGTGGCGGGATGCTTACACGGATTCAGAAGGTTCTTACTGGCCTGTCAAACAAGTCGCAGCCATCCCGCCAGATTGTCGGGTGGACTTGGATGTGCTTTGTGACTGGATTAGCCTCATGTCCCGTGAGTATGGGAACTGCGTCTGCGCCCCGGAGGTCAACAACATGCACGGCATCATTGAGATGCTTCGACGCCGTGGCGTGCCTCTTTGGTGCCGACGCCGCGCGGACGAAACCAAACCTGTAGGGCAGGGGAAAATCATTCGCATCCCCGGCTGGCTTACCACTGCCAACAACAAGCGGGACATGATAGATGTCGTCGCCCGTCTCGTGCGTGAAGAAGAAATCAGCATCCCCTGTGAGCGCACCCGCCACGAACTCCGCGTGTTTCAGAACGTGGACGGCAAACTCGAAGCCGCAGCCGGTTGGCATGACGATTGGGTTATGAGTAGCGCCATCGGTATCAAGTGTCTCCCCTCGGCTACCCTTTATCAAGGACCCATCGGCGCAGGCGTCACTTCCTATTCAGACTTCGGTAGCAGTGGGGGAAGTGTTAGCGATGGGTTTTGATTCGCCCTATCCATTTCCGCGATAGCTCGTTTCAGATAAACAGCTTTGTCTAAAGTCTCCTCGTAGGCGTGTTGGAGCCAGTCCCGCAATTCCAGCGGATTATCCGCCACCGTCACGCCATATTTAGCGATACCCTTTTGCTGACGCTCCGCAATATCTTGGCAAACTGCAACCTCTATTCCTGATGGTGAATGCATCATGCAATATTACAACGGAAAACCATTATGCTAACGGGTGGTAGGCTAATCACTGTTAGACTTCACTTCTGGTGGGTCATCAGGCCAGCGATCATCTTTCTCTGGCTCAATACATGGGTGTTCGCAGAACGGTGGTCCATCCATCGCGTTTGCGTCAATGTCGTCGATGTCGCCATTGCAATAACAGGCTTGTCCGCATTCAGGGCAGGAGTGCATATTTGTGGTTCGTTGGGTCTAACAAGAGCAGTGGAGGCAACGGCTCGTAAAAATTTTGTCGTGTCAGCGGTGCGCCTCGCTCGCCGTCGCCTCACCGCCGACGTTCGGTCTATGGTTCCACACTTCCGCCGCGCCTCGTTTGCCTCGCAGTATTCCGCGATGGTCGCACGGTGTTGTTTCTGGATGCACAGGGCAACGCACCGCACCGCAACGCACGATATCAGCGATGGTGTCGAAGCCTATCGCCTTGCGGCCACGTTTTGCTTTGCCGCCGCAAAATGGACACGCCAACAAGACCGAACAAATCGGATGCAGGCAACGGCTCGATTTAGTCTGTCGTGTCTTCATTGCTTCCTCCTCGCCGTCGCCTGATCCGAGACGTTCGGCAGCAGCGGTAGCGGAGTCCATCGCTTCAATGCGCTGCCCTTTTCCGTGTCAGTTTCAAGGTATGAGTTCTTCTTCCCATTCTCCATCGGGCAGGCTTGCAGGGTGGCCGTCACCCATTGCTCATCATACTCATCCCAGACCGCAAGCAGCGGCCATGGCCATCCAAAGTCTCCGAGGATGAGCGTGCCGTTTCTCGGGGCCGTGTCTGGCGGCGACCAAGTGCCGAACAAGGCACTGCTGCCAACCTTCGGGGCGGATGTAGTCTTTCGTGATTTCATGGCTTTTTCGCCGCCCCTTCGGTCGGCAGAGTTTGGTCGTTCAGCGCATTGAGTGCGTCCTCAATTATTGATGCGAAGGCGGATTCACAGACTCCACCGAGGTCGGTTTCTTTGTCCGGCCATCGCCCGCCACGAGCAGCGAGCCGCTTGCATGTGTCGCTTCCATTGTCGAAGCGTTGAAAAAAGTGGCGGGCAATTTTGTCAGAGACTTTACCCGATTGCGACTTCCGATGTGACGTTGATGCTTTCTTTTTGCTTATGGAGTTTCTTTCCGATTCGGAGCGGCGCTGTCAGGCGCGCGCTCACCTTGTCGTTATAAAATTCCTTTCCTCTTTACATAACTGGCGCGGCTCATATTCCGTTTGTTTTTCAAAACAGGGTCACAGTCACATTTCACACCCGCTATATCGTGGCAGATTTCGCACTTGTGGTGCGGAGACTGGCTGGTAGCTGCCGCGGTTAAGCTGATGAGAGTGCATTTCAGGCGTAGGGTGTATTCTCTGGGTAGCTTAGGTTTCAGGTCGGTTAAGACGAGTTCGGTTTCCACACGGCAGCGAAGGTCTTTGATGTGCGTATCACAGTAGCACCAGACGGGATACCAGTCCTTGCGTTGCTGCGTGCTCATTTCCGCATAACGGCAGTCGTAGAACTCCACCAGATAAGCCGCCGGCACTCGCTCCATGATCTTTCCCGCGTGCCGACCCAGCGGCATGTGGGACTGGTGGAACAAGCGCCGCCCCGTGGCGCTGTTGTAATTTAACCTCCGATCCCCACGAGCGCCAAGCAAGATCGGGTCCGGTGGAGCCGATGGGATCGGCGGCATCTCGGATTTAGATAAATGCATGGTGCTCATGAGGAGAAGAAAGGGCGGATGGTTGACTAATTCTCTGTCGCCGGAACTGAGGTTAAAGTAGCCGATGGCACCCGATGCCGCACCACGGTTTTCATATCCTGGCGGATAAGTTTCCGTTGCGCGCGGGGTGTGCGGTTCCAGCCTCGTTTCGCTGCTAAATAATGAGCGCGAATGTTTGGGTCGAATCTTCGTTCGCCTTCATGAGAAAAGCGACGGATGAGTTTAGCGGTTTTACTGTTCATGATCTTAAATGAATGCGGGCAGTTTATCCCAGCGGCGGAAGTTGCTAAAGGCAGACGATAACCGCGCCCGTTGCACCTTGTTCTTCCCGTTCTGCGGGCTCATGATGTTCCGAGGGATACGGGCCGTGTAATGCTGGAAAAAGCGTCAGCGTTCGCGTTCTTCGGGGCTGAATTTGACTTTTGGTTTTTTCATTGAATGAGATGTCTTAGGTTTTAGGGTTGATTCTTGTCAGTTTGTTGGAGTGTCCAACGAAAGGCTAGGCTGGGCTTCAGTGCGCGCACCAGGCATCCATGAGAACCCGGTCAGGCGGCGCACCACGGCTTGCATCTGGGTCAGCATGGCTTCGTCTTTGCCGTATTTGCTGATTAGTGCAGATTGGCTAGGGTTTCCCGTCCAGAGCAAGGGGAGCCGATGATGCACGCGATAGTCCACCATGGCTTTCGCTTCTTGCACGCAGGCATCCGTGGCGCGGAGATCGCCGATGTCATCCCAGAGTAGCACCTTCACTCGGCGCGCTTTTTGCAGCAGATGACGTGCTTCCTGCGCTTCTTGCGTGTTGCGGCTATTAGCCAAGGCCACGCACTCGCAGAACTGCCACACAGGGAGGTAAAGCCACGGGACATAGACCGGCAGGCGACCAAGAATCTCAATGAGCACTCGAGTCTTGCCGATCCCTGGGCTTCCCACCAAGCCGATGCCGCGCCCGCTCGCGGGGTCCCACTTCCGGCAGTATTGCAAATACTCGTCAGAGATGCAGAAACCGGAATGCTTCGGATTGATTGGCATAGTGAGTTCTATCGGGATGGCTTTCCAGCGCCGCCGCGCTGCTTCCACGCCCGCGACCTTCATCACTTCCCGCTGTTCAGCATCCAGCGCAGCGATTCGGGCATGATGCCAGTCCCAGAAAGCTTTGCTGCCCGGAGAATGGGGATTTTGTAAAGGTGCAGTCGTGGTAGTCATGGCGTTAGGAATTGTTCCAGTCCAAGGTGAGTCCAGTGGTCACAGGTAAGCGCTTCTGCTCCTGCTGATGCCGAATGACTTTCTCTCCGTTCGTTTTCAGCCGAGCGATGAGGCCGCCGATGCTGCCCCACTGCGCGCCCGTGAAGAACGCCTTAGCGTTCGGGATGTAAGCGTTATCCCAACCGTGCGGAGACGCTTCGATTTCCGTAACGTAACGTTGCACCGCGCTCAGAATCGTAACGCCATCTTCACCGCCGCGCAGAGCAGCTAGCACTGCTTGGCGACACTCCATCGGCGCGTCCTTTCGCTTCGTGTAGGCCGTGACGATCTTCTCCACGAGTTCCGTTTCTGGGTCCGGCTTTCCTGCTTCCCTCACGCCCGCGTGATTACTTTCTTTATTAATATCTCTTCTCTTCTCTTCTCTTCTCTCTGTTACTGTAACGTTACAGCGTAACATAACATCATCGTTACTTGTTACGTCACTGGCTGGGGATTCTGCGGGGGGTGAAGTAACGCCTTTTTTACGAGCGCGATACTCAGCTTGCCGCTCTGCATTGCTCTTCGCAGGCTTACGGGAGCGGGCTGGAGAGTTATGGTTAAGGAATTTCGGGAAGCGTAATCCCTCTTCCGTCACTTCCAACCACCCCACTTTTTGGAGTGCGCTTGCGAAGCCCTCCGTGCTGTGACGGTCCACCCAATCCTCATCTGCGTTACGCACGAGTTCCCCGTCTGCATGATCATTGATGACGAAGAATAACGAGAGCAATGTTACAATCACCGTATCGCGTGACGTAACACGTAACGTAACATTGCGACGCTGGGAAAGAATCGCCAGCATCGCGTCCACCTTGGGATTCGCGAGCAGCGAGCGGTTGAATTTGATCCAGTCAGACATGGGGAGGAAAGAGTGAGAAGACAGAAGCCAGTAGTCAGGAGGGCGGGATATGGTTGACTAATTCGTAAGGGGTAGTGAATCCACGAATGCAGGCTTCCAGCCCAGCGAATGCCAAGCGGTGGTAGCGGCTTCGATGCCGCTGCAAATGGAACCGTAGGTCATGCTGTTATTGGGGTAATCTCTCTAGTTCGGCATGTGTAAGGATTGCATTTTGGGCGGCGCACCCATGCCCATGACCCTGCAACACACAAAAGGATCACATCACGATGGTCTATCGTGGTAATCCATGCGCTTTTCCCTTTGATTGTCCCAATGTCCTTGAGTTTGGCGTGATGTATAACACGCTTTCCAATGAAGGGTTTGAGAGCTTTCATGGTCTTAGTTCAAAGGGTGCGTGTCAATGCGGTCAAACTCACCCGTCTGAGTCATAAGCCGACGCAGGTAGGGTTCGCTATCTTCGATGTTTCCAGCGATCAACGCGCCGAACTCCACACGGGCCGGAAGAGGGAGATTCCCAATGTGTTCATAAAGATTCACGGTGTAATGCTGGTTCCAAAGGGACCAGACAAGACGGCGGGCGGAGTTACCCGCGGTGGTGTCTGGAAGTGGGAGAAGTTCAGCTAAGCTTTCGGTATTCATGGGATGGAGGGGTGGATGGTTGACTAATTCTCTAACGCCGCCGCTTCGGCTTCACTCAGGTATTCAAACTGAATCCGCGTCACAAAAGTCTTCTTCGTGGTCGGGTTCGCTTTGTCGGGATGGGATTTCACGAAGAAATCCACGAACTCCTCGGGAGCCATTTCTGGGAATCCTTCCTTGATCACTTCCCGGCGGCCATAGTCGGGATTGTCCAGCATCTTACTGAGCTGTTCTTTCCGTGCGCTCACGACACGGATGTAACCCAGCACCACGGCTTTCTCTCCCTTCTTCAAGCCCTGACACTTCTCGCAGGCGCGAAGGATAGGTTTCGCACCACGGGCGCAGGCTTCGACGAGCGAATCCCAGGCAAGGCGACGAGTCACCGATTTACTACGATCTTGAAACTGCGGAACAGTGAGGGCAAAGGAGATGCTTTTCATAACAAGGGAGAGGAGGTAAGAAAGAATGAAGGTTCAAGGTTCAAGGTGGAAGGAGTCTTAATGGCAGTTCCCAGCGATGCGCGGGTTCAAGATGGTCAAAGATTTTCAGTAAAGTCTCCAGTGAAAGCTCAGGACTAGGCCATATCTTGAGATCACTAAAAGTTTCCATGGTAACCAAACAGGTTCGCCACTGCCCACGCCAGTAAATTAGGTAACGGTGGACGTATTCGTCCATGCAAAAAGCACGCGAGTAAACGCCTTCCTTGGGCTTGGCTGGCAGCGGAGGCAACGTGTTCAGGTCTTTAACCGGATGGGCCGTTTGCTCCTGCTCCCATGCCTTCGCCCAAGCTTGATAAAAACCGTGTTGATAAGGATAGTGCATAAACGATTTAAAAGGCATCAAGTTCGTTGGCTAAATTAGCGATATAAACGCCCATGCTCGTCATCATAAATACCAGCATGTTATGGTCGTAGTTAATCCCCATGAAGTGACTTATGAGAGCGCCAATCCCAAATCCGAGTATTATCGGAAAGCTCTTGGCTAAAGCGGTGAGAATAGGCATCATGCGTTAAGAGTCAGTTCACCCGTTGTTTCCATGGCCGCCGCGTGCAGTTTCAGCGTTACCCCTTCCTCCTGCCGCATGGCGAAGATGATAAAGGACCGGATAAACTCCGGCGCGCTTTGGCCCCACTTGGCCGCTTCACGATCCAGTGCCGCCCGCAGAAACGCAGGCATCTTCACGGTAAGACTGTCTTTAGGAGTAGTTTCTGGGGCTTCGCCAGTGATAGGGATAGTTGGAGATGGAGCGGATTCGGACATGGTGTTTACTTGGTTGGGTTGGAGTGAATGATTGAAAAATTCTTTTGTTTAAGCTGCGGTTCTCCATTCGCCTTGGAACTGGCCGATGTAGTCCGTGTATTCCAGTAACCCGCCTGCGGTTACTTTGGCGTAGAGCAGTTTGGATTCCTCATGGATGAAGACTTCACAGGGGCAGAAATCCGAGAACTCCATAGAGCCTACGAAGTCCGAGTTCAGCACGCCTTTGAACTCACACGTTCCGGCGGCTGTCGGAGGCGTGGTGCTGGTGGTTAATTTTAGGTGAAACGCTTGCTGAAATGCTAAGATTATCTCAGTCGCTTTAATTGTCTGTAGATCGCGGCCTTCGGCAGTTTGCTCACTGCAATATTGAACAGTCCATCCTAACACCTCGTAGGCGTTTGGTGGAGTAACGGCTGGTTGTTGGTTTGTTTCAATGAGGAAGCTCATGGTTTTGGAGTGGAGTGTTATGTTTACTAATGGTTGACTAATTATCCTGCTCTGCTGTTTCCAGCACCTTGGCTTCTTTCCACGCAGGTAGGGAATGAAGGTAGGCATTCAGGCTGGGGTAGTGAATGAGGATGACGCCTTTATCAGCGCCGGCTTTGCGCCGATGTTTGATAACGACCTCGTGTTCTGTTCCTATGCTCTCAATGATCAGATCTAAGAGCGTGCTGCGGGATAGCCCCGTGTAAGGACAGCGCACCGGCGGTTTCCCTGGCACACTGCGGGCAGGGGGCGTAATCCATTCCGGCTGCGGCGCATGGTCCGCCTGCACCTGAATGACAATGAGTTTTTCCCGTTGCCCAGCGATAGCGCTGAGCATCTGAGGGCTAAGAGTGGTTAGGCTCATGGTGCGTTATTTGGTGAGAAGGCTGAAGTCCAAACCAGCCATGCCGCGCTGAGTGCGTTGGCTGAGCGCCGTGCGTCTGGGCGTGGCGGTTTCCTTGAGGTTCGTGGGTTTCACCTTCCGAACAAGGTCGAGGGCGGCGGCACCATTGCTGCGAAAGGACTCCGTGAGTCGCTTTCCCGTGATGCTGGCGATGTGGTAGCCGAGGTAGCCGCGCACGATGAGGTAGCGGCGCTGGTTGCGTATCCAGTTGAGGGCGGCTTCTGGTGTAATGTCTTCGGGTTTCATGGAGTGGAGTGGAGGGTGGTTGAATGGATGGTTGACTAATTATCAGCGCCACATTGTGCGACGCGTGCGGAGTCCATAAAGCTTCTTACCCTCTTGCTGAACGCTCGCCTCTTCAAATACCAGCGGCGGCGTGGGAAAGCTCGCACAGAAAGGCGTGGTGTAGAGACAGGCAGGCTTGGCTATGGCCAGTCGGCGCAGGTTTTGTTTGGATTGTGGTGTCGTCGTCATGATGGTTAGAAGAACTGAAGGTGCAAATGCTCACTGATAAAGGTTGGCTTGCGCAGGCGGGCAGTCATCCACGCGCACCAGTGGTAGGAATGTCCGTAGTAAAGAATCTCGCCGCCCATCGGATGAGGAGGAATTCCCAAGCCATCAAAAGGCCCACCGTAGAGAACCGCGTTCTCTTCTGTAGAGTCTTCGAGCTCTGGTAATTCCTCGTTCATTAGACGGATTCTCCTTTGCGTTGCTGGTTGGAGGCGGGCGTAGTGCGGAAACCAGCGCGGGCGGCGGCACGATCCAGCAGACGGATAAACGCATCTGTAGGTGTAACGTTGTCCTTGTTCGCCATCGCAATCAGGTAATCCTTACCCCGTGGCGACAAGGCATCCAAGGCGATGGGTGGAAGCTGTAGTTGTGGTGATTGGGTGCTCATAACGCCTTAATAATACCTCATGTGAGGCAGTATGCAACACTAAAACGCCTTATTTAAGGTTTTTATTTGCCAGATCGCCTCAAACAAGGTATTAGTCACTATGACGCTTACTAAAGAGGCCATAAAAAACTGGCTCAAAAAATCTAACCGAGAAAGAGATTGGCTAGCAGAGCAGCTTGGAGTCGCCTCAAAGACGGTGGATAACTGGTTATCAAGTCCGCAAAATATTCCTCATTCCAAATTACTGTTAATCCAGCGCCTAATGGAAGACAGCGCCGCAGAGGAAGAACAGCGCAAACAACAACTCCAGCCTACAAATCAGATCTTTAGCCTAGAGGTCGATCTACCCCGATTCCGCGCTTACAACGAAGCATCTCTTGCCGCAGGGCTAACCCTTGAGCAATGGGCCATTCAGTGCTGCGATGAGGAAGCCAAACTCACGGAAGAGGGAGCCGAGCAACGAAATAATCTTGCCATTATCGCTGATGAACCATTGCACTACGGTAAGGAAAAGAGTGCTTAAAACTACGCCCTGTCTGTCCATCCAATGTCATAGCATTCCCAAGCCAGCGTTATCCATAAGCATGAATACCTATTTTATAGATCAACCTTCTACCTACTTGGCCGCATTGGCTCAGTGCTTTCTAAACTTCTGGAGTGGATTCTCGCGGCACACGGAACAGGTAATGCCACTTACGCAGGCGCGGCACTTGGTGCAGTTTGCGCAAGCTGGGCATACTGACGCAGTAGGATCACAATGCGGATACGATCTACGACAGGAGGAGCAGAGCAAAGTAAGCCCTAGCAAAAAGCTAATGAACAAGTTCATACCGGGAGTTGTAATCCTCCTCAGTCTGCTCACTGCGGGCGCTCAGTATCCAAACAGCGATGACCAGCAGGAGAAACACGGTAATGATCCATTCGCGGTTTTCTTGCCACCAGGTGGGCGGCGGGATCACCAGTTGAATGAAGGGAGCATTGGCGGGCAGATTCAGCGCTTCAATGACATCAGGATTGGTGGGAGCCTCCAGTTTCATACCCTTAGTAAACCCGAGAACGCCCGCTTTCACAAGCAAAAAGCATTCTCTTACGTATGAGCACCCTTTCTCCAGCTCAGATGCAGATGACCGCGAAGGAATACCGGGCGTTCATGAACTTGCCGTCTGGCAGCACGATCCAGCTTCCCAAAGGCGTGAAAGCCGCTGAGTTCGTTCGCACGAACGGCTTGGTTCAACCCGCCACTAGCGCGCCCCAGATTCGGATGCCCCGCCCCCGGAAGATGAACCAAGGAGAGCAAGAATATCAGCGGTTTCTTATCGCTGAACATCAAAGTTGCCTCGTGCTTTTTGAACCCTTCACCTTACATCTCCCCAGCGGCACCCGTTACACCCCTGATTTAGTCGTCCTGCGAGGCGCAGAAATTGTGTGCCTCTGTGAAGTCAAAGGCCCCCGTATCCACAACGGACACACCCTGCGCGCATACAAAGAAGCCGTCAGCGCATTCCCCATGTGGACATGGCGATTTGCTCAGAAGCAAACGGAAGGCTGGGCTGTGAAAATTAGTCAACTATGTAACGATCAAACTCATACGCACGCCGAATCATGAGTGAGATCGCGCATACTCCGCCCGCGGAACCGCCACCGCCGCTTTGCGTGTCGGATGCAGTGCCGTGTTCTCTGACGGTTGACCAGATGGCTGACCAGATGGGGCTAGAGTGCTGCGACTTCTGGGCAAAAGATCCGCGTGACTGCGATGTGTGTTCCGACGCAAAAGAAGGTGAACTGATATGGGTGCAAATAGTTGGAGCCTATGAGGGCGGCACACAAGAGGCTGAATACTATGTTTGCTCATCATGCGTAGCGATCAAACATGCCGCTATGTTCAGTTGAGAGAACGTCAAAACTGTGGCGACGGAAGGGGCGGCGATGCGCTCCGACGAAGCCGCTCAACACTCAAATCAAGACTGATATGGATACTCCAGAGAATCCCCTTCCGTTGCCACCAGTGCCGTGTTCTGTGATCGCATGGAACTCGTGCGCTCAATGGCCTGACGACCTGCTTAGCTTCTCCTACGAGGGGCACGAAAACACCACCCGAGATCGACACGACACGAAGGAGCAAGCGGATGGTGTCTGCTCACTCCTGCGGAAGAACGGACTCGGCGGCGAGCGAATCCACTTCCCTGTGCGGACGTGGAGCGAGCCGATCTATTCACAGAACGATCAGGTCAGCAACGGGCAGGCTGACCGCAACCAACAATTAAACCACCAAAAAATATGAACGAAGCGAACGATATTCAAACCACCGAAGACCCTGCCCGTTGCGCTGCACCGCATGGTTCTGGTCAGATGCCTGACCGCGTCCATGATCAAATCATAGCGATGGCGGAAAAGCGCAATGTGCCGACATGGGTAAACTCCGATTCGTGGCTCCCGCCTGATCCTGAGCCAGTGCTCGCCACCGACCAAGGCACGCACTACGTCGCGTCATGGGACGGAAAAGACTGGATCGACGTGCATAGCGACGAAGCAATCGACTGCCATATCACGCATTGGATGTGGCTACCCAATATGCCCGATGAATGATTAGAACGATAAGGGTCAGGCAACCACGAAGCCATGAAGACGAATCCACCGACAGATAGCATAGAGGGGTTGCCTGCAACCGCTAGTTATGCCGATGCGCACCCCGAATTTCCAAAGGGCAATCCATTCATCGAATCGGCTTGGCGGATTGGGTGGGAAGTGGGTCACGGACTACGAAAGGCCCCCAAACTCGGAGTCCGTGAGGGCCTCGAAGACCACTACATGCTCGGCTTGGCTGTGGCTGCCAAAGACAGGCATAACG